ATCATTGGACGAGGCGCGGGCGCTGGTGGAGCTGATCTATGTTCCATCGTTCAACACCGTTGTGCGTGCAGGGCGCACGAGCAACAACGAGGAGAACCCGCTGCATCTATTCATGGTGGAGCTTCCCCCTGCGCAAGTGCAGGAGCTAGTAGCTACGCTCAACCACCTATGGCCTAAGCCGCAACGGCACAAAGACTATCCGGTCGGCGTGCTGCAAGAGCGAACGCTTGGCCCCGACAAGAAGGGGCACGCTGCCTGGAAAGAAGCATGGGCGCGTGCGATCCACAACGCGTCACAACTGAGGTTGCCGCGATGACGCTGCGGGAGTTCCGTTTCCTAATCAAGTGGGCAGACACGGGGCAGCGCAGCCGATCTGAAATGCTCCGCGGCTGGATGACTGACGAGCAGCAAGCCGTGCTCAAGTCGAAGCCGTTTGTCGATGAGCGCAACGCCAAGAAGCGCAACATGGGGTTTTGGCAGCGCATGTATATCGAGCAGGCGTGGCGAATCATGTATCCGGGGGAGCCACGGAAATGACCGAAGAAGAATTCAACACAGCGATCACGGTGGTTCGGAATAAGTACCAATCACGTGTGGCAATCGCTAAATCATTCATGACCGAGGAGCAGTGGAAGGTCTTTCGGTCGAAGCCGTTCGTTGCTGAGCGCAATGACAAACCGCGCTGGAATTTCGGCGTGGACTGGACTTACTTCACGCGCGTGTCAATGGCACAGATTCTTCGCATTCTGAATCATGACTATCGCCCGAGGGTGCGCGTCGTTCAGCCACGCAAGGGGTATTGCTGGTACGACGACAAGGCACAAGTCATCTAGGTTTACACACTGTGTAACGTGCTGCGGCAAGGAGGCACCGCAGCATGCAATCTCTCGCCTCTAAACAACAGGAGTATCTGACGATGAAAGCTATCTATCTCTCCCTCGCATTGATCCCTTCGATTGCGTTTGCCACACCGCCGCACAACCCGCCGTCGAACAACGACGACATCTCGAGCTCGAGCGATGCGAACGCGCTCGGTCTCGGTGTTGGCGTGGGCGTGGGTATCGGTGAAGGCGGTGATGCGACAGCTATCGGTAAGGGTGGCAATGCGCACTCGAACGCGACGGCAGTCGGTCTCGGCGGCAACGCGCACGGGGGCAATGCGGTATCCGGTAGTCACAGCGGTGCGAGCAGCGGGTCGTTATCATCGGCCCACCAAGTGCAAGGCACCAACGTCGAGACAGGCGACGTTCGCAACACCAACACGCTCGGCAACGACTCGCGCAATACCAATGCGAATGAGCTGACCAACGCCAGCACCGCGAGCAACGATGGCAATTCGCTCAGCACGTCGTACCAGAACGACACGACGGCCCTCGCGCTCGGGTTGGGCAGCACCACGGCTGCGCCCGTCGATTCCAGCACGTGCCGCAAAGGGCAGACCGCTGGATGGCGTGTGGCAGTGATCGAGCGCACAGGCCGCAACAAGTACAACGAAGAGTGCTTGGCTGCGGTGCTCGACGAGGAACTGCGAGCTGCTGACTTCGCCCGTTGCATGGACTTGGCCAACGCGTACCTCAAGGTCCGCTTGGAGCAGGCGTATGCACTGCAACTGGAGAAGTGCGGCGGCGCTCTCGAACGCGCGCTGATCTCTTCGAGCCTGGCGTCACGCGAGCCCATCACGCAAGTGGGCACGCCGGAATACGCCACGAAGGAGGAACTGAACCGCGCGTTCAGCGCGGCGCAGAGCAAGTAGTTCACCACGGGGCGGTCAGAGCGCCCCTGTTTTTCAACACACGTAGAGGAAACGACAATGGCTAGCAAGCAATACCGAAAGCTCAACAACGATGTGCGCAGCGAAATCATGATGGCTGCGCTCAACAAGTTCGACGAGGACTGTCGCACTGCTGCGAAGAAGCGGCCGTGGATGGTACGCGGGTCGAAGGAGCAGAAGAAGCTCCACGATGCGGTGTACAACGAGATATACACGGCGGCAGAGCGGTCTCGCATGAAGAAGCTGCCCTTGGGCTGGCTTCCGAATGCGATCAACCAGCGCGTTCACATCAAGTCAATGCGCAACGACGGGCACGAGTCCGTCTTGCTGCACTTCTCAGAGCCGAAGCTCTTTATCCACGCGCATCACTACGAGACGCGCAACCCGAAGCTCGACAGCCCGAAGTCGCGCATACTGGCAGAGGACGAGTTCATCAGCGAGCAGTGGCGTTCGAAGCGCAACGAGCTGCAACGCAAGGTCGATGGCTTCCTGAGCCAATGCAGAACGTGCGACCAGCTGATCGAACGATGGCCCGAGGTCCTCGCGCTCATGCCCGAGGGTTTCTTCAAGCCTGAGCCGATTGGCACTGCGCTCGTGATCCAGTCGTCGGAGCTGAACGCGATTCTCGGTTTGCAGTAACTACGACGGGGCGGTCAGAGCGCCCCTGTTTTACACAGTGTGTAAGGAGAGACGATGAACATTCTATTTGCGATTGCCATCTACGTCGGCTGCGGCGTGGTGTGGTCAGGCGCGATGATCGAGCCGACCGAGGACAACGTGGTGTCTGCGTTGCTTGGCGCTGTTGCGGTGTACTACACGCTTAATCAGCTGCCAATGCTCGAAGCAATCAAGGCGGCGCGTATCGAGCTGCGAAAGCAGAACGATTTGCTGCGTGTCATGAACGAAGCGTTGCAAGCCGATAGCGTCGAGCCGCTACGGAAGTACTTCAATGCTCGAAAGCGATGAAGTAACGCTCATCCGCACGCACGACGGCGCGGACATTAGCGCCCTTAAGATGCCGCTGCCCGAGGTCATCCTTCACTTCACAGCACAGTTGGAGTGGGACCAATGGTATGCGGTCGTCATCAACCAAAAGCTCATCATGGTGGGCAAACTCGAAGGGTCGTTATCATGAACGACGCACACAAATGGGTAGAAAAATGAGCAACAGTAGCAAACGCAAGCTGAAGCGTGCCCGGCAACAGCTGCATGAAAATGGCAACCTCATCAAGCTCTACAAGGAGCGGCTCGCTGATCCTAATGCACTCGTGGACTACGTGCAGGGACTTGCGGCGTTCGGGCAGTACGCGCTCGAGGTCATTGCACTGATTGCTGCGCCTTTGTCACACGCGCGGCACGTCGAGCGCATCAGTGAGGTCATGGAGAAGGTCGCCATGCGCTACAGCGACGCGATGGTTGTATATAGGAAGGAGGATACACGTGAGACCGAACTACGCCGAACTGCTGCGGCAAAGGCTGAACGGCAGAGGATTAGAAAGCTACCCCGACAAGGCACTTGACCACATTCAACAACGCAACAAGAGGAGGTACGAAGAATGGGTGATCCGAAGCTCCCGACTAGCGGCGCAAGCGGCCCCGGTATGTCGGACGAAGAGTTCATGGCTGCGCTCACCGGGGGTGTCAAATCTCCTGACGAGTTTGCCAAGTGGGCACGGAAAGAAGCGCGAAGGATCGCGTTCGTGGATGGCAAGTATAGCGTCCGCGTTCCTGATGTAGCGCACGCGCCGTGGTCGATGGCCGATTGGATGCGGTGGATCGACGCGTGCGACGGCTGGCACGATAAGTCACTGAGGGACCCGTTATGACGAGGGACTTTATGCGCATCGCGGGCGTGCGTTTCTCAACGATCTGGCTCGTCGTCATGCTGGCTGTCACCACGGCTGTGTCATGGCTGCCGTCGCCTTGGTGGTGGGTCGGCTGGACCACGGCGGCCGTTATCACCGCGGGCTGTCTGCTGTATGCGCATTTTTCGCAAAGTCGATGGATACGGGTTTGCGGATACTGTGGCAAAGAGCACTGCCGCGTCGCGCACCGGTGGACCTATCGACAGAAACACGCACGCCGGCGTTGAAAAACGCACACGATTCTGGTTTATTACACAGTGTGTAAAAGGAGGCTTGTCGTGACCATGATCCCGATGAACGCGTTCACACCGCGAATACAGAAGATGCTGATCGACGAGATCGACCAGCGGATCAACGGGAAGTTCGATTGGGGTAGACCCGCGTACATTCCCTCTAGCATTGCCAAGGAGATACTCAACGTGCCAAATCTGTTCCCCGACCAGTCACGAGCGAGCTATATCGGATCAGCGGACTTCATCTTCGCTGGCCCGATTGACGAGCGTGACTGGAAACGGCTCGAACCGATGGCGTCGTTCTGCATGAACACGACCAAGACGCCATTCGTGAACTTGCCGAAGGAGACGTACAACGACACGTGCGAAGTGACATTGCTGTTGCGACGCGACTACGAAACGGATGACGACATGCTCGAAGCCGCGGCCTGGCTACGCATGGCGAAGTCCTGCACAGCACGCATCTACGCACTGCCGGCGTATCGAGAGCTGTCGATGTACCAGCGGCTGATGATGACCAACGGTCTCACGGCTGCGCATCGCGCTTTGTCAATCATGTTCGATCTACCGAAGGAGAAGAAGGCCAAGAAAAAATAGTGATCTAGTTTGTTTTCGACTGCACAATCAATTCCACAATCCTATAGGAAGGATATCTGACGATGAACATTCAGCAAGCAAAGACCCTCATCAAGACCGTGTTCAACCAACAGCTCAAGACGGGCGTTCGCATGAGCATCGAGTTGCAATCCGGCCCCGGCATCGGCAAGTCGGACTGCGTTGCGCAGGTTGCCGAAGAGTTGGGCAACCCGAATTGCAACGGCCCTGGCAAGCCGCACCGGGACTTCATCGGGCAGGAGGTCGCGTGCAAGACGTTCTTCCTCTCGACCGTCGAAGCTCCGGACGTGCGTGGTTTCGCAGTGCCGAGCAAGGATAGCGACGGCAACGCGATCATGCAGTTCACGCGGGCACCGTGGGTCCCTGGCTCACACGATCCGGCGCACGGCATCCTGTTCTTGGACGAGTTCCGACAGGCGTCCCATGACGTTCAGAAGCCCGCTGCCGAGCTGCTGCTCAACGGGCGTGTCGGCGAGTCGTCGCTGCCACCGGGGTGGATGGTCGTCGCCGCGAGCAACCGCGAGAGCGACCGCAGCGGTGTGCAACGTGAGCTGGCGTTCGTTTCCAATCGCCGCATGCTCATCACGATCACTCCCGAGCTGGACGCTTGGGTTGCGTGGGCCGAGAAGAAGGCGATCCATTGGACGGCGGTCGCGTTCGCCAAGGTGAATCCGGGCGTCGTGTTCACGAATGAGGTCCCGCAGAAGGGCGGGCCGTTCTGCACTCCGCGCTCGCTCGTGAAGCTGTCGTATCTGATCGACACGATGCCCATCGAGCTGTTCACCGAGGCCGCTGCCGGTACTATCGGCGAGGGCGTGGCCGCGCAGTTCGTGAGCTTCTTGCGAGTCGCGCAGCAAATCCCGGCGTTCGAAGATATCGTCAAGGACCCGAAGAAGTGCCGGCTGCCCGAGAGTGACCGGCCCGACGCGCAGTACGCGACGATGCAGATGGTTTCGTACCGCGTCGACAAGGACACGGCGAAGCCGGCGTTCGAGTATCTCAAGCGCATGCCGAAAGAGTTCCAGGTGGCTGGTCTCAAGTCGGCGCTCACCCGGTCGGGCGCGCTCGTGCAGAGCAAGGGCTTTGCTGAGTGGCTCCGCGAGAACAAAGAGTTGGTGATGAACGCCAACCTCCTCGACCGGAACAACTAATCGCCACACACGTGGCAGGAGACTGACGATGACGAAGGAAAGTGAGAGCGGTCTCGACGGCGATCTGCAAGACCTACTTGCAGGGTTGCTGGACGAGCCCGTGGAGAGCGCACCTACCGACGCTGACCCGCCCGATATCCAGGCGGAGGAAGCGATGGAGGCGGAGGTGTACGAGGAGCGCCCTCGCGCCGCCAAACCCGCCGTGGACGACGATGACGATCCGATGGCTGCTCTGGACAGGATCGTCAACGGCGCAGCTGACGACGTTTTAGACGAGCTCGAGGCCGGCGCTGAAGAGGAAAGCCCGGTTCAGGCTTCCCACACGCATGTGGAGCCGGAAGGCGACGCGTCGGATGAGGACATCCTGCGGGGGCTCATGGCCGAAGAGGGGGGGTCGTTATCACAAGTGCAGGGGGAGCTGTCAGGCACGGCAGAGGAAGCCGAGGCCGAGCTGAGCCCAGGTGTGGCAACCATGCCAGCCAAGGCGTCGGGTCCGCAGATTCACATCCCGACGTTCACCAACGACGAGATCGCGGAGGCCATCGACATTCGGAACTTCGGCACGCTGGTGTCGTTGCAGACGAAGCGTTGGCACGCCAAGGTGAAGGATCGCCAGGCGTCGAAGGATGCGGCTACTGCGTCCGGCGCAGACTCCGAAGCGTTCGACACACACAAGCGGCTGCTCGTGGGTGCAGACGAGAAGTTGAAGCGCATCCACAAGGCGCTCGACATTGCTCGTGCGAAGCACTACGACATGACGCTCCCGTGGAGCACGGTGTCGGCTGCTGAGAGCGGGAAGCGCACGGGGGCACGGCTGCTCCCGAACACGCTGTTCATGGAGTACACGACGGCGATGGCACACGCGAAGCAGGAAATGAAGCAGGCGCTCGCCGACTTCATCCCTGCCTACCCAGGCTTGGTGAACCTCGCCAAGACGAAGCTGGGTACGCGGTTCAACCAGGCCGAGTATCCGCACAGCTCGTCGATTGGGCAGCACTTCGATCTGTCGTTCGACTTCATGCCCATCCCGTTGGGAGACGACTTCAAGGGGCTCGCACAGGCCCAGGTCGATAAGCTCGCGGACGCGATGCAGCGCAAGACCAACGTCATGTTGGAGAACGCGATGCAGGACGCATGGGTGCGGCTGCACGAGATCGTGTCGCACGCTGCTGAGCGTCTAGGCAATCCCGACGCGCTGTTTCACACGACGATGGTGGAGAACCTTCGGGAGCAGGCCAAGCTCTTGAAGCACCTGAACGTCATCGGCGATCAGCGTATCGAGAGCGTGCGCTTCTACATCGAGAAGCACCTGACGATGCACGAGGCCGTCGACATTCGCAAGGACGAGCACCTTCGCAAGACGCTTGCCAAGTACGCGAAGGGCGCGCTCGAAATGATGGACGAGAAGCCGTGAAGCCAGAGACGGCAGATGCGGCTTGGAACCGCTATGTCTAGCTGTGGAAGTTGAACCGGCGACGGAGCGAAAACCACAAGGTCAAGCTCGACGCGGCGATGCAATACGTAGGTGCAACGCGTTTCCGGTTCGGCCTCCTGCCTGATGAGCTCAAGCGCAAGGTTAAGGCCAATATCCTGCGCGGGTACGCTGTCGCTCGAAACGGCAACGTATTTGTTTGGACTCAGATGGTGCTGCGAGCGTGTCCAGTGGAGCACGTGAAGGTCGGCTACATTTGCCGACAGTACATGGAGCTTTACATGGACCCGCAGTCGCTAGGCCGACTGAGCCCCGAGCGGAGCGAATTCGGGCGTTCGTTGCAGGCGCTGTGCGGAGTGACTGGCAAGGTGCAGTCGCAACACATGCGGTTCGACTCGGTGGACGGCTGGTTGAAGATCAACAGCTCCGCTGCGTGGAAAGAGGGCGACGATAGCGCACGCTATAAAGAAGTGCGGCTGTTCGTGGATGCGGAAATGAAGAAGACGCTGGCAAAGCGGCAACGCGTCGTGGCGTGGTTCGAATCCGGTCCCGAGGTCCTGCTTCCGTTCAAGGCATTGATGTAATTTACACACTGTGTAAGGAGACTCTGACGATGACGACTCAAGAGAACCGAAAGATCACGGAGGTCAAGACGGCGATGCTGCTGCACGTGCCGTTCTTCGCGAGCTTGCTTCTCGACATGATGGACATGAAGGTCGGGAAGTTCATGAATATCTGGCCACCGGGTCAGGAGACGGCTGCCACGGATGGCAAGACGATCTATATCGACGAGGATTTCCTCGACAAGATGCCGCTGCCCGAGGCGGTGTTCGTGATCTGCCACGAGGTCGGTCACGCCATGTGGCAGCACATGGGGCGGGGGAAGCGTTATCACGACGCGGGCTTCGAAGGGAAACCCTTCAACGCTCGTGCGTGGAACTACGCGGGCGATTACGTCATCAACGACATGTTGGTGAAGTCGAAGATCGGCAAGATGCCGAGCATGGGCCTGCTGAACCCGCAGTACAACAGCGACATGCTCGTGGACGATGTGTACCGAGAGGTCATGAAGAATCCGCCATCGAAGGACGGCGGCTTCGATCAGCACATCCTCGCGCCCGACAAAGCGAACGCTGCCGAATGGAAGCGTGCTGCCAAGTCTGCTGCAAATGCAGCGAAGGCGATGGGCAAGTTGCCGGAGCAACTGGAGCGGTTCGTCGACAAGCTGCTCAACCCGCGTGTGCCGTGGCAGGAGAAGCTGCGGCACATGGTCACTCGGTCGGCAAGCCGTGACGACACGACGTGGGCGAAGCCGAACAAGCGGCGGCTCATCAACCAAGGCGTCGTGATGCCTAGTTTTACCGGGTACTGCGCGGGGCACATCGTGGTGGCAGTGGACACGTCAGGCTCGATCCAAGAGAAAGAGCTGACGGCGTTCATGAGCGAGCTGCAAAACATCCTCGACACGGCGAAGCCGATTCGCTGCACGGTGATCGCGTGCGACGCCGACGTGCATGACGTGACCGAGCTGATGGATGGCGACTCGTTGCTGGACAACATGCCGCCGCTGAAAGGTGGTGGCGGTACGTCCTTCATCCCGGTGTTCGATTGGGTCACGAAGGAGGATGCCGAGCCGGCGACGCTGCTGTACTTCACCGACATGTACGGAGCGTTCCCGAACGAAGCTCCGGAATACCCGGTCATTTGGTGCAGCACGACGAAGAACGCGAAGGCACCGTGGGGCGATCTGATCGACATCGACATCAACGCCTACGATTCCGACGAGGATGAGGAGGATGACGAAGATGACGACGCCTAAGCCGCCCAAACGCTTCACCGCTACGCACCAAGCAATGGCGCGGCAGATGGGGAAGTCGGCGGCACTTGGAGCGATGTACGGTGGCGGGGGTCCTGGGACCCCCGTTTCACTTATGACGACACACTTGAAAAAGCTCGTCATTCGCTACAGGCAGGTGCGGCTGTTTCCCTTGAAGCCGCGGGACTTCTTCGAGACGGTGTACCCGTTGGAGTTGTTCCTTGAGCGCACGGCAGACGATGCACGCTGGCAGAACCTCGCGAAAGCCTTGAATGTCGAACCGGTTGCACACTTCCATGTGGAGGGGCGCGATTTCACGCACGAGACGTTCTGGGTAAAGAACGATCAGCCAGTGCCGGCCCCTACGGACATATCGGAGACGTTGCTGTACGCCAAGAGCAACCCGCACTTCGATTTGGTCAACCACTGGATCAACGACGCGCTCGAGATTCACGACAAAATCGAAGGCGTGTTGGAGCAGCTGCGGGGGTTCATTCAGGAAGCGAAGCATCCGGAGCACATCAAGGCGCTGTGGCCCGAGCTGCTGCCGTTCATCGGTGAAATGCCGGCGAACGTTAGCAGGCACGTGGAGAAGATCAACGTGCGCACAGTCAAGACGCTACCGATCAAGCGCAACCGAGACGAGATCACTGACATGCTGGCGACGTGCAGTTTGCTGTCAGATGTTGATCTGGTTGCGTGGGTCAAGTTCCCCGAAGGTGTGTCATGAGCCGCGGGGATCGGTTCAGTAAACGAGGAGGCGGAGGAAGCAGACAGGACGAAGTAGGGCGCACTATCCACGAGCGTGTCGTAAGGCTCATGGAGAATCGCTGGAAGTACCTTAATCAGTTCGATATCTTCAAAGACCCGATCCAAGAGGTCTATCGGTACTCGATGATGGAATCCGAATGGGATGCGTGGCAGGTGTTGGAGCGTAACAAGAAGTTCCGCGATGCCATGAGCTACACGAGCCGCATCTTCATCGACAACGCGGAAGCGGAGTTCAGCATCACACTCACGTTGCCAGACGCCAAGCTGGTTTCGATCCGCATCGACTGGGAGAACTTGCCCTACGATGTGCGAGAGAAAATCCACAACTGGGTGATTCGCAGCGAGTCCTATCGCTGGGAGTACAAGGCTGTCAAGGAACGAGTGGCGTCGCTCACGCGGCTCTGCTCGACACCAGGGCAAATCGAACGCGTGTGGCCCGAGCTCATGGGGTTCATGCCCGAGCATGTGCTTGACACACGATTGGGGAAAAAGGTGAGGTCGCCCTACCCTGATGGGGTCTACGAGGATGGATGGGAGCTGCTGCATCCCGACGAGCGCAAGCTCAAGGAGAAGTATCGGCCCGAGTCGTTGGAGTGGTTCAACGACGCGCTTGCAGAAGCGCTCATCCTGCCGCAACAGGACTGGTCGAAGATGCCCCCCTTTCCAGAAGTCACGCTCCTGGGGTAAGTTACACACTGTGTAAACCGACAGCGGCGAGGGCCATAGCTATGGTGCAGGGAGAGTCGTAGTCGCCGGGTTCCTTTACCGGTACAAAGACGTGATGAAGTGAGTGCCTCGCTTGCTGGGCTTCGGCCTGTGACTGGACGTACACTCGAATCACGTCGCCTCCTAGAAGTACCGCCCTTCGGGGCGGTATTTTTTGTCCTCACGAGCTAGTTGATTTTTTCGAATCGTGTGCTACATTTGGTTTAACTCGCCGATCCCTGTAGCACAACGGTAGTGCAGCCCCCTCTGAAGGTGGAAGGTTTGCCGGTTCGAATCCGGTTCTGGCTAGGCGAGTTTTTTGTTGCGGGGTAGTTCAATGGTAGAACGTCGGAGTCATAATCCGAGTGTTGTGGGTTCGAGTCCCACCCCCGCTACCAGTCATCGTCAGCGGCACAAGGACGTGCCCCCTTATTTGGCAGGAGAGGAAGATGGGCCTGAAATCAACCACGATCATCGGTGACGCGCAACCCAACGGCTGGAAGCCGATCTACTACGGTCGCGCAATCGGAGCGCCCGGTACGAGGTACATGGGGCAGATCAAGCTGGTCAGGGGGCGTTATCACTACGAGGCTCCGAGCGGCGAGTCGGGCTCGATGGCGAAGCGCCGCGACGCGATCAGCAAGCTAGGCGACTACGCGATTCGAGTCGCCGTGCATGCGCTCACCGACAGACCGCGCGTTACCCCTGGCAGGCCGGTCGCGAATCCGCACGGCGTCAATAAGAAGACTTGGACCCGCTGGAAGCGCGGTGCGCAGCGTCTGTTCAACACGATGATGGACGAGCTGCACCCCAAGATGCAGTCGATCACGTCGCACCCGAACATGCCCCTCATGAACAAAGAGCATTGGGAGGTCCTACGGTGGAACGCAGCATTTCTAGCCGCGTCGAACGCGAACAAGCTCCTCTGAGCATCGACAACGAGGCAACGCGCGCCGCCATCACCGAGCAGTGCATCCGCAAGGAGCCCACTGCTGCGGTGTCTGTCTATTCCCAACAGACGTGGCAAGAGAACTTCGAGCGGCCGTGGGTCATCCCCAACGTCCACTACCTCCGGCACTCGACCGAAATCGAGGGCGGTGGGGGTCATATCTTTTGCCGAGTGTGTGTCAAAGAGAAGCGGCACGGTAAGCTGCTGGCCTACAAGATGCACGTCACGGTTCACGACGACGACCCGATGCAGGTGAACAAGTACGGCATCATCACCGTGGAATGCCACGGATGCGGCTTCGAGCAGATCGTTCCGCGCAAGCCGAAGCTCCGTGGTCGTAGCGCGGACGGTGTGTTCATCGACGAGTACGCAGAGTTCGATTCGGGCAAGCGGGAACAAGCAATGCGCAAAGCTCCGTCGTTCGGCCAGCTCGGGAAGGGGATGGGGCACTACGATCCGCGCATGGCAGCACAGGGGGTCGGTGGTGGCATGAGCAACACGCAGAGCCAGTTCCTCGAAGAGTTCGTCGCGCGCTACGTTGACGATGCCAACCGTCGCGTGAACGCAGCTGTGCGCGCTGGCCCGTTGCCTGATCCGAATAAGTGGCCGGTGTAGCGTGGACCTAATCACGCTCGACTACGAGACGTACTACGACAAAGAGTTCAGTCTCAGGAAGCTCTCGACCGAGGATTACGTCGCTGGTCCTCGTTTCCACGTCATGCTGGTAACGCTGAAGCGCAACGCTCAGCCGACTATCTGGCACAGCGGCACGATGAAGTCGACCAAGCAGTTTCTCTACGACAACAAGGTCCACCAATCAGCGCTGCTGTGTCAGAACACGATGTTCGACCAGCTCATCAACCAGTACCATTTCGGCATCCGCCCGCCCATCCTCATGGACACAATGTGCATGGCGCAGGCGTTGCTCAAGCCCTATCTGCGCAGCATGTCGCTCGGCTCGATCCTCGACTACCTAAAGCTCACGGTGAAGAAGGGCAGCTACGTAGCGCAGATGCTTGGCAGGACGCGGGAGTCGTTATCACCCGACGAGCTGCAAGCCTATGCGAACTACAGCATCGACGACACCGAGGGGACGTATCTCACGTTCCAAACTCTCAAGAAGGACTTGCCACGGGAAGAGTTCGAGATCATCGACCTGACGCTGCGCATGTACTTCGAGCCGCAGCTTGAGCTCGACGCAACGCTGCTCGGAGAGATTTTGACGAAGGTGCGTGGAGACAAGAACGCGCTGATCGCAAAACTCCCGGCGGCATTTCAACGCGCCGACCTGATGAGCAATCAGAAGTTCGCCGCGCTGCTGGAAAGTCACGGCGTTGACCTTCCGCTGAAGATTTCCCCCACGACGGGCAAAGAGACCTATGCGTTCGCGAAGAACGACCCACAGTGGCTCGACCTCGTGGAAGAGTACTCGGATCACCCGATCCTAGCGCCGATAATGGCGGCGAGACAGAGTGAAAAATCCACGATGGTGGAAGCTCGCTCGGAACGGCTGCTCGACATCGCGCGCAAGTACAAGAAATTCCGCGTGCCTCTGAAGTACTACGCTGCGCTCACCGGGCGCTACGGCGGCACGCAGTCAATCAACGTGCAGAACTTCAACCGCGTCAATTACAAGATGCGGCGCACCGACCAGCCGCAAGTCGCGAACGCTAAGGGCGTGATGGAGCACCCGCTGGATCGCCGGCAGATTCGCTTCGCGATCCGCGCGCCGAAGCACCACGTCATTCTAACTGCCGACTTCAAGCAGATCGAAGCTCGCACCAACGCTTGGGAGAGCGGCTGCAAAATCCTCGTCGATGCGTTCGCGCTCGAGAAGGACATTTACTCCGAGTTCGCGAGCACGTTGTTCCGCAAGCCCATTACAAAGAAGGATGAGCTTCAGCGGTTCGTCGGCAAGACGTGCATCCTGGGCCTTGGATACGGCATGGGTCCGAAGAAGCTCAAGGCGTCACTGCGCACGTCGACGGAGAAGCTCAAGATCGATGAGGCGACCGCTGCGATGTGGGTCGACACCTACCGCGGCATGTACAAGGAGATTCCGGGGCTATGGGATTTCTGCGACGACGCTCTCGAAATCATGGCGCACGGCGGCAAGCGAAGGATCGGCCCGTGCATGGCGATGCACAACAAGATCGAGCTGCCGAACGGGATGAACATCGTCTACAACAACCTGCGCTGGTTGGAGGGCGAGAAGTACAAGGGCTGGGTGTACGACTTCGGCGGGATGACGAAGACGATTTGGGGCGGCAAGGTCGTGGAGAACGTGACTCAAGCCCTGACGCAGATCATCGCGAAGGACGCGATGCGGGCGATCCGGAAGGAGCTAAAGCTCCCCACTTCGATGCAGGCTCATGACGAGCTGATCTTCGTCGTGCTCGCGAAGGACGCGCCGCAGATCGCAGCTGACATAGAAGGGATCATGGTGCGCCGGCCGCTCTGGTGCCCCGACCTCCCGATTGGTGTTGAGACAGGCTTCGGTGAAACCTATGGAGACGCGAAGTGACCGACAGAATTGAAGTTCTGCATGACGGCGGATTCGTTCGCTTGGTCGACCACATGGGCAACGACCTCACCATCGTGCGCTCGGCCCGCGTATCGTACGACGCCGACTGGCGGGCAGGCGAAGACGAAGATAAAGACCACAAGCTCATCAAGTACCTCTGGCGGAACAAGCACACGTCGCCGTTCGAGGCCGTCACGTTCACGTTCGAGATCAAGTGCCCGATCTTCATCCGTGGCCAGTGGCACCGTCACCGCACGTGGGCGTACAACGAGATCAGCGCACGCTACGCGCCGCTCGACGAGGGTCACTACACCCCAAAGCCCGAAATGATCGGCGTGCAATCCGTTCACAACAAACAGATGCGCGACCTCGGCGAGCTCGACAACACCGATGACCCGAATACGGGCGACGAGCTGTACACCAGCGCGCACCGCCCAGGCTACTTCACGTGGGCAGAAGCGGTAGCATACGAGTTCTACCGGTTCATCAATCTCGGAGCCCACAACAATGGCTAACTTCGCTTGGTCGTACACGGCGCTCGTCATGTTCGAGCTGTGCCGCAAGAAGTACTTCCACATCAAAGTCGCGAAGGATGTGAAGGACGACGATTCGCAGTTTGCCGGCGAGGGCAAGCTCATCCACGACTCGCTGAAGAAGCGTGTCATCTACGCCGTGCCGCTCCCCATCGAGCTGCGCTATCTCGAAAAGATGGCGAAGAAGTTTGCCGACGCAGACGGTGAGAAGCGCGGCGAGCTACAGCTGGCGCTGACCAGCAACTACGCGCCGACGACGTGGTTCGGCAAAGCGGTGTGGGTCCGCGTCATCATCGATCTGCTCGTCGTCAACGGAACGCACGCGCTGATCGTCGACTACAAGACGGGCAAGCGACGCGAGGATTGGGATCAGATGAAGCTCGCGGCAGCTGTGCTGTCACAGTTCATGCCCGAGATCGAAGACTTCACCGCGACCTATATCTGGACGAAGAGTCAGGAAGTGTCACCGCCACTCACGATGAAGAAGGAGCACATGGCTGATGTGTGGTCCGATTTTCAACCGAGGATCGAAGCGATTCTCGAGGCTGCAAAAACTACGACGTTTCCCGCGGAGCCGAACCCGCTTTGTAAGTGGTGTCCGGTCAAGCAGTGCCCACATCATCCGTGACCCTGGCCGAGAATCAGCGGGCGATCCGGAAGGTCGCGCAGCTGCTGAGGAAGCATGGGGTGGTGTACCGGGACATCAAGATTGGCAGGAGTGACCGGCGCGACGCGACGTACGCCATCGTCACGCTGGCAAACGGGACCACGGTAACGGGCGACCTCGCGATCTTGACGAAGGCGTACGCAGAGTTCGGAGCAAGTGGCGTGAACGTCGAAGACACGTTCATCGCGAAGTGTTTGATGCTGCACCCATGAGTGACCAACACCCATTCAGTTTCGAGACGACGAAGATCATGAGCAGACGTTCAGGCCAGCGTTCGCCCGTCACCGAGGCCGACCAGCTCGCAACTATTTGCGTCGCCCGCTTGCCTGACAAGATCAAGAAGACTATACAATCATACGGGTCCGAGGACTTGTTCTCGACCACGTTATTTGTGCGTATCCATTTCAAGAACGGACACGCTGTCGACTTTCGCCGCGACTGGAAGGAGTTCGTGGCGCAGTGCATTTTGGTGTACGACTTGCCGCCTGTGGAGGCTGACTAATGGTCAAGATGAAGATCGGTCGCATGCTCACCATCGGGCTGATCCCCGCCGAGCTCGAAATGCTCAAACAGGGACACCCGCTGCATTGCGACATGAAGGACGTGGGCGACAAGGGGCACATCATCCTCGTCGTCGGTGACTCGAACGAGAAGCTGAAACGCATGGCCGAAGAAGCCGCGGTTGCCATCGAGCAGAACAAGAAAAATCGGACGGTGATTCAACTACCACCGGGGTCGAAGATTCAATGAGCGGCAAGGCCAACACACCCGAGGGCAAAGTGAAGGCCCAGGTGCGGGCCTTGCTGAAGAAGTACGGGTGCTATTGGCACAGCCCTGTGCAGAACGGAATGGGTACGCCGTCGCTCGACATGATCTGCTGCATGCGAGGACTTTATCTCGCGGTCGAATGCAAAGCCCCTGGCAAGCATCTGACGCCGCGGCAGGAGCTGACGAAGAAAGAGATCGAGGACGCGGGGGGCCGCGTCATCGTGATTGGTGAGTCGGTCGACGAGGCCGGCAACTATTCGGGAATGACTGAGTTGGAAGTATGGTTGCTCGGGCTGCTGTCCTAAAAGACACCAAGGAGATCGCGCTTCCGTTCGATGAGCGGTTGCAGAACCTTGTCCCGCAGTCGCGTATCACCGAGAAGAAAACGGGCAAGTACATCGTGCTGCCACATCGGCACGACGTGACGAGGCTCTGTCGGAACTTGGGCTTCATGGTGCCCGCACCCATCGCGTGCCACTACGACTGGAACAAAGACACGCCATTCAAGACGCAGAAGACGACGGCCGCGCTGCTCACGATGAACAAACGCGCGTACGTGCTCTCCGAAATGGGCACGGGGAAGACTCGCGCAGCTCTGTTCGCAATCGACTACCTGCTGCAAGAGGGGGACATTACTTGCGCTCTCATCGTCGCGCCACTCTCGACTCTCTCGCAGGTGTGGGACCGGGAGATTTTTCAATACTTTCCACACTTGTCCGTTGGTGTGTTGCACGGCTCTGCCGAAAAACGTTTAGCCGTCCTGAACGAGAAGCACGATATCTACGTCATCAATCACGACGGCCCGAAAACCGCTATCTTCCGGCACCTAGTCGCGAAAAAGTTTGGCGCGGTTATCATCGACGAGCTCGCGGTGTTCCGGAACATCAACGACCGATGGAAGGCTCTGAACAGCATCGTCAAGCGTGCTCCCTACGCGTGGGGCATGACAGGTTCGCCCACCCCTAACGAGCCGCTCGACGCCTGGGCGCAAGTCCAGATGCTCACCCCGAGCCGCGCGCCGCCGTATGCTCGTGACTTCCAGCTGAAGACCATGCGCCAGATCACGCCGTTCAAGTGGGTTGCCAAGCCCGACGCGAATGACACCGTGTTCGAGGCCATGCAGCCGGGGGTCCGCTTCACCCGCGACGACTGCATTGAGCTGCCCCCGGTTAGCTACCTCGCCCGCAAGGTCGGTATGACGACCGAGCAGGAGAAGGTCTACAAGAAGCTCGTCAAGGTCCTCACCATGTCGTTCGCCGAGGGCGAAGTCACGGCGGCAAATGAGGGCGTGCTGTTCAGCAAGCTACTCCAGATCGCCGGAGGCTGGGTATACACGCGTGACAAGAGCGTGGTCGTGCTCGACAACCGCGCTCGAGTCGAAGCCCTGCTCGAAGTGATTGAGGAATCCGCGGGCAAAGTGATCGTGTTCGTAGAATTCATCCATGCAGCACACGCTTTGCAAAAAATAATCGCGATGGCCGGCGTCGACTCGGCGCTGGTTACAGGCAGCGTCAGCAAGACGATCCGCGATCACATCTTCAGCGAGTTCCAAACCAGCAGTTCCCCACGCGTGCTGGTAGCCCACCCGAAGTGCATGTCGCACGGATTGACGCTCACCGAGAGCAACACAATCGTGTGGTATACGCCGACGACTTCACTCGAAACTTACGAGCAGGCGAACGCGAGAATTACGCGCCCCGGACAGCAGCGGAAGCAGTTCATTGTCCACTTGTCAGGGACGCCGATTGAGACCAAGATGTACAAGCGATTGCAGGAGAAGAAGACCCTTCAGGGCGCTCTCCTCGAAATGTTCGAAACCGAAAACTAGGAGACGACGATGGCTGCCGACGACATGGCTCCGGCCGACATGATTGCGATGTACATCAAACTTCGCGATCACATCAAACTGGCGACAGATGAGTTCGAGAAAAGTCTCGAGCGCCCGAAGGCCGGGATGAAGAAACTCGAATCGATGCTGCTCGATCACCTGAACACCAACAAGCTCGATAACCTTGCAGCGAAAGGTATCGGCACTGCTTACCGCAACACGTCACACTCGGCGACCGTCGAAGACCGTGAAGCGTTCAAAGCATTCATGGAATCCAACGACGCGTGGGCGCTCGCCGACATCCGTGCGAACAAGAAAACTTGTCGCGAGGCGGTTGAGAAGGGCGTTGAAGTTCCCGGCGTCAAACTGACCTCAGTCGTCACGGTTGGCGTGCGACGCAAGGGCGACAAAGAGTAATCACTAGGAGACAACACGATCATGGGCGCATTGACGAAAGTGAATCCCAACCTCCCTGCCGTATTCCAGGGTGTTGGCACGGAAGAGTTCGACGAATACAAGGGTGGAGTAGTCAGCGGCTTCCCCGTCATTTCATTCCGCGGTCGCACGTGGCGCGTCAAGAAGGGCGGCGACGAGCAGGTGTACCTGAACGACGAGCAAGAAGCGGTGCAGAGCATCGAAGTCGTGATGGTGCGCTCGAACCCGGTACTCGCGAAGATTTTCTACGAGAGTTCGTATAGCGAAGGCGACAACGCGGCACCGCGCTGCTGGTCCGGTAACGGCATCAAGCCCGATGCGGGCGTGCAGAATCCGATCAGCAAGGTGTGCGCAACGTGCCCCAACAACCAGTGGGGCAGCAAGGTCACGCCGAGCGGCGCGAAGACGCGCGCTTGTGCGGATCACCGCCGCATGGCCGTCGCGTTCCGTCACGAGCTCGAAGCGCAAGCAGCCGGCGAGACCGACGACACGGGCAAGGTGAAGGAAGCAACGCTGTTGCTCCTACGCGTGCCGCCCGCGTCGCTGAATCCGCTGAAAGACTTCATCGAGAAGGTTCTGCAACCAAAGGGCGTGCCGCCGTTCGCGGTATTTATCAAGGTCGGCTTCGACACCACGGTGTCGTACCCGAAGCTCACGTTCCGCGGTTCGCAGTTCTTGAACGACGATCAAGCGCAGATCGTCATGGGCCTCCGCGAGAGCGAAGACATCAAACGCATCCTCGCCGAAGTCACCGAGTACAGCGCAGCGGGAACTACCGGCGACGAAGTTGAAGTGGAAGCAGGGGGTGAAGGGGCAGCTGCGCTTGCCGAAACACCTACGGCCACCAAGACGACGAAGCCGGCTCCTGCTGCGTCTAAGCCGAAGCCCGCGGCTCGTCCTTCGCCAGTGGAGGAGGAAGAGGCGCACTCGGCCGATGACGGTATCGCACCGGCGTCGACCGCAACGCAAGCGGATGAGAGCGACGAGATCGCGCCGCCGCAGCCGACTGCGAAACCCAAGCCCGCAGCTGCGAAGCCCGCAGCGGCGAAACCAGCAGCGGCCCCAAAGCCGGCAGCAGCGAAACCCGCTGCGAAGCCGAAGCCTCAAGCCGCCGCGCCCGTCGAAGAAGCCGCAGATCACGTCGAGAACCCGAGCGGCGGCGAAGAGGCCAAGTCGTTCGAGGACATGCTCGACTCGCTGCTCGATTAGCATCTAGGGAACACGCGCCGGTCTTCTCCGGCCGGCGCGTCTCTCCATGAAGCTGCTCGAATTTCTCGAGGCGGTGGTCCCTGATGGGCTCCTCGTCGCCGCCAAGAAGGTCGAAGTCACCGCCGACAAGCGGACCTTCGCAACCTTCCACCATGCTTTGGGGAACGGCCCCATCGAGCTCGCTCGTGCCATCGTTGACTTGGCGCTGTCGAAGAAGGATACGTACTTCGCCCTTGCATCGTGGAAGCAGGGCTTTCATCCCAAGCCCAAGGACCCGTCGAAGAAGCAGCTCCGGGTGGGCACCAACGTCGACGCGCTCAAGGCGCTCTGGTTCGACATCGATTTCAAGGACGGGTACCCCGACGCTAAGGGTGTCGTAGTTGCATTACAGGCGTTTTGCAACGAGACGGGCATGCCCGCCCCCTCGATCCTCGTCCACTCAGGGAACGGCATCCACGCCTACTGGCCGCTGATTGAAGCGATCCCCGTGGCTCGGTGGCAGGGGCTCGCTCAATCGCTCAAGAACGCCGCGCTCGAGAGGGGGCTACGGATCGATCCGACTTGCACCGCGGACTCCTGCCGCGTGCTGAGACCGCCTGGGACGGTCAACTGGAAGGACCCTGCCAACCCGAAGCGGGTAAAGGTGGTGTACTCCCGGCCCGAGCTATTCGACCCAGCCGTCCTCGAGCCCTTGCTACAGGTGTATGGAACAACCGCTGCGACGCCGGTCTCAAAACTTGGAACCGGCATCTACGATGAGTTTACCGGTGGTGTAGGGAAAGGCTCGGTCAAGCTGCCTCCGGCGAGCTTCGAAACAATTCAGAAGCACTGCGCTGTCGCGAAGCACATTGCAGACACGCACGGCAAGGAGGCATCGGAGCCCGAGTGGGTCGCGATGCTTCAGCTCCTCAAATTCTGCGAGGACGCCGATCTATGGGTTCATGCCGTGTCCGATGGACACCCCGGCTATGACGCCAACGCCACTAACGAGAAGTGGCACCAGCGGTTGGAGAACACGGCTGGACCCACCCTCTGCTCGACGTTCGAGAGTTATCACGTCGACCTCTGTAAGAAGTGCCCGCGCTACGGCTTCATCAAGACACCCGTGCAAGTCGGCACGGAGGAAACGACGAAGGTCGGCGGGCATCCGTTCGGTTGGCGCACGTCGGAGAACGGGAAGTTCACCGAGCGATTCATGATCGTGCAGAACCCCGAAACCAATCAGCAAGAGAAAAAGTGGATCAAGGTCATCAGCTATGCCTTCGACAGTTTTCGCACGACTCGCAGTTTCGCCACGAACCAAGTCGAACACCGACTTGATGTACCGGGCGTTGTGGCAGACCTTACAATCCCAGGTGAAGCACTCGGCAACCAGAACAAACTTGTCGAGCACATGGCCCTACACGGTGTCGCCTTCCGCGGCAAAGAAGCGATAGCATTCAAGGAACTTATGGCGAGCTGGCTGAAGACACTACAAGATGCGAAGCACGTTGCCGAAGTCACGGAGCAACTCGGCTGGGTTGTGAAGGATAAGGTGTACGAGGGCTTCTCGACGGGACCCACCACGTTCTATGCTGACGGTCGCGTGCGCAACGATGTGCGGACAGCGAAGGAGTTCGCAGCAGTCGCTCGACACTACGAGCCCAGCGGAGACCTCGAGCCTTGGAAGAAGGTTGCTGCATTCATTGCGGAGCAAAACAATCCGGCGTTCACAGCGCTGGTCTCCAGCGCATTCGCTGCACCCATCCTGCATTTTTCTGGTGTATCTGGCGGCATCCTGTCGATTGTTTCTCGGGAGAGCGGCGTCGGAAAAAGCAGCGCGTTGAAAGCGTCCCAAGCGGTATGGGGCTCACCGACTCACGGGATCAACGCGATAGACGACACACCGAAGTCAGTCGCCCGCAAGCTGGGCTTTCTGCACAATTTGCCGGCGTATTGGGACGAGCTCCGCGGAAAGGAAGCAATCCAGGGGTTCCTCACGCTGGCGTTCCAAGTCACGCAGGGCAAGGAGAAGACACGCCTCGATCAAAGCGCAAGCCTCCGCGAGATTCACACGTGGGAGACGATGCTGATCGTGGCGGGGAACGACAGCGTGTTCGACGCGATGGGGTCGTTCGCAATCGGAAGCGACGCAGGCGTAGCAAGGACGTTTGAGATCGTCATCGAGCCCTATAAGTCGGCGGCATCGCGCGCCGAAGTCGCGATCATGTTCGAATCGATCAACCTGAACTACGGTCACGCCGGTCGTGTGTACGCAGAATATCTCGCAACCAATGTCGACTTCGTTCGCAGTCGCGTTCAGCGCATGCGTGTGAAGCTCGGTGAGGCAGCGAAGGAAAGACCGAGCGAGCGCTTTTGGCTCGCGATGATGGCGGCGATGATCGTCGGCGCGCAGATCGCGAAAGAGCTGAAGCTCATGGACACCGACATCCGCACGCTCACCAGCTACTTGGTGAACAACATGACGCGGCTGCGCGGGCGCACCGAGTCGAGCATGTCGAGCTCGGACCCGTCCGAGATTCTTGGCACCTATATCCAGCAGCACCAAGACAAAATGCTGCACGTCGGCTCTTACCCCCTGCCGCGTCAGAACATGCGCCACTACATGCCGGAGATCATCGGCGGGCCTCCGAAGTCGAACAAGATCATCGTCCACATGTCGCGTGACGATAAGCGCGTACGTTTCGCTCGCAGCGATTTCCTCCGCTGGATGGAGAGCCGCGGCATGCCGCAGTCGTTGCTCAGCACGATGATGATCGAGCTCGGTGGTAAAGAGACGAAGGCTCTGCTCGGTTGCGGCACGTCGTACGAAATCCCGACCCGGCAGCGGCTGATCGAATTCCCGATCACGCCGAGCATTTCACTAGAGGAAGTTCTCGATGACACTCCGTGATCGCATTGCATCGATCAAAAAATACCTGAGCCCAGACCTCGAGCCTCTCAAGCCGATCCAGTTCCCCCACGACCAGTGGGCGAAGACAATGCTGGATCAGATGAAGGACAGCATCAGCATGATGGATGCGATGAGCAAGCCCGAGAAGATCGACCCGCTAACCAAGGCGCTGATCGTGCAGCACCTTAGCGATATCTCGGCGAAGCATCCGAACGTATCGTTGCGCAGGATCATCAGCGATGTGTTCGCTGACGGTGTGAAAGACGACTACGAGCTACTCGACAAGCTGATCGCTTGCGACAAGAAGGGCTTCGATTCGGAGAAGTCAGGAACGGCGATCCGCATCCGTTCGCAGATGCAGGATCACCGACTCGACGCGATGAGCTACATGCAGCGGTCGCTACTCGACAACGCGATGATGGCGAACAACCCGCCTATGCGCGCCCGGTTGGACGGTTGTTCCGATCCCGCGGATACGACCGGTTCTTCTTCCGCGAAATGACCCGCGTGTTGCCCTTGCTGTAGCCACCCCCCGCGCTGAGCGCGCGGATGTGATCTACTTCTTTGCCGTCGCCCTTGTGGACTTGGCCTTTATCTTCGGCTTCACGACGCGCCTTGTTGCGCGCTGCGCGGTCTTTCTTCGCTTGCGGCGACGCGTGGTACTTTTTGTAGTACGCCGCGCTTCTTTCCCTGGCTCCCATTCGGGGTACTCCAACTCGATCAACAGATCGACGTAGTGCTTGATCTTCAGCAAATCTTCGACGCCGTTCTTTTCACGGAATCGTGTGATGTATTTGACGATAGTCCCTTCAATGAATCCGAGCCCGTTGGCGTGGCTGAACTGGACTGGTTGAATCTTTCTCGTCTTGTAGTGGTTGCCGCCAACCTGAACGTCCAATGCTTTTTTCACTTTCACTCCGTGTCGTAGAACTCGCCCTCGTCAGCGTAGATTCTACTGCGACCACGGAGCGCCACACCAGACTGGTCGTAACCTGCTTCGCGTTCGGCTTTGCCGGCAAGCGCACGCAGCAGCGACGAGCGTGTCACAACATGTGCAGGGAACAATCGGTTGAACTCGGCGACTTCACGCAACACCGCAGTGCGCTCGTCGATGGTCTCGGCTTTCCGGAAGCGTGCTAGCAACGAGTTGCGTTTGTCGACGCCCATCGCTTCCTTCTCTTTGACATACGATTGCTTAGAGTAGAAGTCCGCAATCTCCGACGGCCGAAACCCCATCGCCTGCATGAACACCTGGAACGGCGACAGGTCGTCCGCTTTGATGACGGTATCGCCGGCGTTGTTCACGACGCCTTCCTGGTTAAAGCGCCACGCACGCGCCGCGTCTCGCATGGACTTCGGAGCAAGCGTCTCGAGTGCGCGTCCGAATTCCCCCTCCATGACGAACTGCGAGGCGCGCGTGGCAGTAAAGCTGTAGCCGAGCACCGGACCCATGAAGCCCTGCGCCACCGAGCCGATGGTCGACTCCGCGGTGTCCGTCTTCAGGTCGAGAAAATACACCGTGCCTAGCGCCATGCGGTCCGTGAGGCGCACGCCTGCCATCTCAGGCAGCCCCTGCGCGACCACAGAGCCGAGCTCGTTGCCGAAGATGCCGGCCAACCCCTCACGTGCCCAGCGGTCGAAGTTCTCGCCCGAGAGCGCATTAGGGACGGTGTACGGCTCATCGTCGTCTCCGAACGCCCATAGCAACATGCCGATGGCCCACTTCAGCGGTTGGAGCGCGATGCCCAGCACACCGGCTACCGCAGCATGTGTGGCAAACAAACCGGCGAGCGTCTTAGCCGCGACCAGGCGATCCATGTCCCCTCTCCGCACAGCTGTCGCAAAGTTCGAGATCATCATTGCGTACATGTGCTGCGAGTACTGGAGAAACTGGAAGATCAGCGGAGCCATCTGCTTGAACGGGCCGCCAGGGCTGAACAGTCGCGCTTTGTTCGAGCTCGAATAATCGAACTGCGTTTCCGCTACGGCGTCCTTGGCAGTCTGGACGGCAGCGGAGTGAGCGAGCTCGTGCGTAGCACCTTGGCGAGCCATGACCTCGCTGTACCGCAAGTCGTATGCAGCGAGTGCCGTGACGATGCGGTTGTTGACCTCGGTAAGATGCGCCATGACGCGCGTCGAATCCATGAAGCGCTGATAGCGGCTCGTGGAGCGACCTTCGGAGATATCGCGCAGCTCTGCGATCCACGACAAGTCGATGACGCTTTGCTGGCGAAGCTGCTCCAGCATGTCGATGTATGCGTTCGCACGATCCCCACCGCGCTCTTTGATGGTTGCCTTCACTTGCTCGAGGACGTTGAACGCCTTCTCGGCAGCGACCTTGGAGAAGTATGCCTTCGCACCACCGAACGAGTCACGGCCGGCACGGAGGATCGGATGAATGATCTGGCGCTGGGCGTTCGCGAGCGCAGCGGTTGCACCACCGATGCCGTAGCGCGCAGACAGCCAGGGCATCGTGACGAGGTACGGCTGCGTCGCGTTGATGAGCCAGTACGACGGGCCAAACAGCATGAACAGCTGCCCCATCTCGGTGGCGGTGCGGATCGCCTTCGGCATCTCGTCCAGGTTGTGCGTCATCTCGTCGCGCTTGCGCAGCTCGTCGCGAATTTGCCCGAGCCGCACGTTCGTGACCTCGCCCGTGCCGCGGAACTCACGCACGAACTTCTGAAGGTCGCGATACGCGTCGGCCATCCGCCAGCCGTATTTGAGCTGCGAAATGTAGTAGCTCGCCTGCTTCACGTAGTTGGTGAACGAGCGATGCTGCAAGTCGAAGTCGACACCGCGGCGGTTCTTGCGACGAATTTGGTGCTTGCGGAACGAGCGGTCGGCGAGCGAGCGCAACCAATAGTTCTTGATCGCGTTCTGCGCAGCCGTGTTGCCCTTCAAGTTGGACAAGATGCCCGAGAGTGCCGACCCCGATTGAATCGTCTCCTCTGCCTTGAAGCTGTCCTTCAGCTGCACGTCGCTAACGGCCTGCTGGCCGTAGAGCTCGATCATCTCCTCGCGAATCTCGTTAGCTTCCGTCTGCGTCTCGGCAGTTCGGAAATCACGTTCGACGACATGCACGCTGTACTGCTCGCCGTTCTTACGAACGCCAACGTCGAGCGTCGGGTCTTCGGCGAGACGCTGTGTTCGATATGCGTACGCGCCCTTGCTGTCGGCGAACGTCTTCGTCTCCCCCGGCTTCTGTGCGTACACGACGTAGTTGCCGTAACGCATGAGCGGGAAGTACGGACCTTCGCGTTTAGTGGGGATCGACGCGATCTCCTGCAACGTGCGCAGCATCGCCTTGTCGAGCGTGCCGAACTCGCGCTCCAAACCTTCCTTGGTGTCGAGCCGCTTGGCCTTGACCGACTCCTCGGTGTACTTCTTGTCGAAGTCCGAGCGCGACATGATCGCGTTATCACCAGACGCCAACGTGCCGCGAAGCGCGTTGAGCATCAGGAGGTTAGTCTCTTGCTCGAGCGTCTCGGTGTAGTACTTCTGCACACGCTTATAAAGCACCTTCCATACGGCAGGGAGCTTGTTGAAGCGCGCGGCTAGTTCACTGTGACGGGACTTGGCTGCGTCGAGTTTGAGGTGTTCGTTCCCAGCTGCTGTGACAGAACGGTCTGGGTGGATGCCGCCCAGAGTGCTCTCGGTGAGCACGCGGGAAAACTCCAAGGCGTCTGCCTCGTTCGTGTGTTCTGCGGCAGCCGACCAATCACGCGACACGGCTTCGCCGATCTCCATGAGGCGGCTGTTCTCGGCGTTCCGCAGCTCCCAGTTCTCGTGGTAGCGGTCAAACGAATTCTTGCCGCCAGTCGGGCCGCTGAAGTGACGACGGAACTCTTTGTGCAGTTGGCGCATCGTCATCATGATGAGCGGCGCGTTCGGGCTGCGAGCACGGTCCCACGCACGTTTGAACACGTTGCCCGTGTTCTCGATGCCTTCGAGGATGTTGTCCGACGACAGGTACGCCGTCTTTGCTCGCGCAGCGATACCACCGAAGATTCGATCCTGCCCGGTGAAGATATGATTCTCGAGTGACATGACCGCTTCGAACGCGTTGCGCGGCTCGGGGCGATCTGCCGACATACCGAGGATGTCCTTCACGAGCTCGACGAACCGCCCCCAGAGCGTCTTCGAGTAGTCGAACGGGATACGCTTCAGCAGCGCCTGGAATCGCGGATTCGAATACGCTTCGGCAACGAACTCGTCGGGAGCGTGGTCGTCGTGGAGACCGTAGGGCAAATCCTCCCACGCCTTTCCACCTTCGTTGTGCAAGAACCGCGCGGCCATCAGCTTCAACGTCGTGAACGCTTGGCGCACGGAGTCGTTGCGATCCAACGCACCGGAAGTCGCGATGTGCGTGGCTTCGTGTAGCAGCACGTGCAGCAACGCCGCACCGGGCTCACGCCGCTTGTTGATGTCGGTGCGGTTCAAGATGATGTAGCGCAGCCGCCCAGTCGGCGAGCTCGGGTCGTCTTCCCACTTCGCAGCACCGAGGGACTTCTCCTCTTTGCCGTTGCGCGTGCGGGTGAGCTGGCCGCGGTAGTCCCACGAAATCGGCGTGTCCGCGATCCCAGCGTTCATGAGCTTGTTCGCCAGGTTGTGGAACATGTGGTGCTCGGGCACCGCATCGAGAATCAACGGGAGCAGTTCACCGAGCGTGTGTACGCGGTGTCCGTCGTCAAGAATTTCATTGATCCTGAGTGCAACCTTACGGAACTCAGCAATCGCAGGGCCAGGATCGGCAGTGCGCTCGAGGAACAGTTCGCTCTCGGCTTGCAGCGGACGCTGTTCACGATCACGCACGTTCGCATGATCGAGATACACATCGTCGGTGACAGGCTGGCGCTTCATCTGCTGAAGCAACAGCTTGCGGCCTTCTTCTTTCGACAGCTCCTTCGACGTGAGCCGCGGGCCGACCATGCGATAGATTCGCGGGCCGGCTTGGAACTGTACCTTGCCGCTCGTTGCGCCGTCCTGCGTCCACATGCCTAGCTCTTTGAACGCGCGCACCAAGCGTTCCTCGGTACGGATCATGCCGGCGACCGTGGTCTTCGGCTTCTTGATGATCTCGCGGAACTTGGCGATCACGCGGTTGGCTTGCAGCAACTTGCCTAACGTCTCCGTACGACGCGACGGCGGAGGCAGCGGCGCACGCGGAGCGACGTACGACTGCTTCGATTGGAACGACAACCCCGTGCCGAGGTCATCGACGACGCCGAACTTCTTGACGAACAGCGGACGCAGCGCGCGGTCGGACGGCGAATACTTATAGTGCGGTTCGCCGCGACCGAAATACTTCGACTTGTCGTACGGAACCACGAGCTCGCCGCCCGTGTACGTGCCGTCCTTCAGCTTCTTCGTCGGCGTCCACTGCATGCCGGCGTTGGTGAAGAACCTGCGGATCGGCGTGTAGTATTCCGCACGCAGCTTGGCTGGGTTGCGCCAGTTGTTCATGACCCAGTGGAGCTTGGTCATCTCATCCTGCGTCGGCTTATAGCTCGGCCATCCGTCACGGAACGTCGCGTCCGTAAACTTCAGGATCAGCGGCTCGACAATCGAGCGGTAGTACGGGTTCTGCCGCACGCGTGCCAAGCGAGCGATTCGTGCCGAGTCAGCGAGCAGCTCGTCCAAAATGTCGGCGTTGGCCTTCTCGCGCTTCTTCGGATCGGCGAGCTTCTCTTTATAGTCACCGAAGTTGCGCAGCTCCTCTGCCTGCTGGTGGGATTCGGCACGGAGGAGACCGCCCATGACGCGCGCGAAATCCTTCGCTGGCATGCCAACAGCGTTGCGCAGGAACTCGTTGACCTTCTCCATCTCGGCGATGATCGCTTCGGACTTGTTACCCGAGCGCACCATCGCTTCGCCGAAGTTGATGAGCACACGGAAGTACGCACGGCCGTGGATCAGGTCGCGTGCTGCGTCGGTCAACTCACCGCCGTCTTCCTGCTTCGCGAGCTCGGCGAACTTGCCGCTGGACAACTTGTCGAGGTGCTCGAACGCACGACGGTTGGTTTTGTCCAGTTGCTCACGCACACGCTTCGCACGGGCTTCACGCTTGATGCGATCACCACGCGGCTCATCCTGTGGTAGCACATCGGACGCGAGCACTTGCGTCTCGAACTTGCCGCGGCGACGGTGAACATCGGGACGACCCTTCATCGGGGCCGACTTCGCAGTGATCGGTTTGCTCTGCGTGCGACCGCCGAACTCTTGCCCGACGATCATGTTCTTCACACGACGGACGAGCTTGCGCTTCAAGCTGTCGGACGGATGACGCTTCTGCAACGTCTCTAGCAACTCCGCGCCGCGGATGCGCTGATACTCGCGCTTGCCCGCTTCTTTCTGCGCGAACGCCATTTGGTTGCCTTCAGTGGCCGGCGTGAAGCCCATCGTGATCTCGACACCTTCCGGCACGCGACCGCTGAGCCACGACGCAGCTTTGTCGAACGTCTCGCGGAGCTTGTCGCCCTTCAAGTCGTCGATCTGTGCGTCGGTCAGCTTGCCGAACTCGGCCGTATCGACTTCGATCTCGGGCTTCGAGATATCGTCCTCGGACTCGCGCACGGCTTTGCGGTCCGACTCGCTCTGCACTTTCTTGACGGCTTCGGGAGCAAGCCGACGAGCGGCAGCGACGAGGTGAACCGCGCGACGAATTGGCTTTGCACGCGTACGCACTTCCGCAAGCTCATCGAGCACCTTCGCACGACGTGCTTGCGCTTCCTCGCGCTGCTTGAGCAAGGGCGTCACGTCGGCGGCGTTCTTCTCCTTGAACTGCTTGAACCGCTCCTTGCGTTCGGCGCGGCCTTCTCGCGCACGCTCGCTGAACTTGCGGGACGTGATCTTATCGAGCTCACGACCAGCGAGCTCGAGCTCGATCTCGCGGTCGGCCAGTTCACTGAAGCGTTTCTCATAACGCGTCGCCTCGCGCGGATCAGCGAAGTCCAAGGCTTCTGGCGGATAGAATCCGCCGATTCGCCGGCGCTCGGGCTTCACCGACTCGCGGGTGGCTTGCCCCAACATCCGAGCCGCGGCCTTCGTAGGGCTCGTAGCACCTGCTGCAACACGGCGGGCGGTGCCCCTGGAGGACAGCAACGCCGACGGACCCTCATCGGGCGTAATGGCCGTGGCTTGCCGCACCTGCTGGGAAGTTTGTTCGATGTCACGCTGACGCGCTGCGTCACGTGCCTTTGTGACACGCTTTCCCTGCTCCTGCTGCAAAAGGCGACCGCGGCGGCCGATGGCGGCCTGAGCCGTGAGCACCTCCACGTCGTCGTTCGGGAACTTGGTTCCCCACTCGCTCACCAAGGCATCAGCTTCGGCGTCGTTGGCGACCAGGCTCTCTTGCACGACCGCGCCGTTCTGCCGACGCTGCACAGCGATCTGACCGGCCATCGGCTTGCCGACACCCGCCCCCGTCGCCGTACCCAACAGCTCCTGCATGTCGCCGCCCTGATTGCGCAGCTCGACGAGGGAATCCGCTACAGCGCGGTCACGGGCGATCAGGAGCCCGCCCTTACCGTCGAAGTTCGCTAGGGGCACTCCGCGCTCGAGAATGGCAGGGAGCTCTCCTGCGCTCTCTAGCGACGCGAGGTTGTCGGCCGATAGATAGACCGCCTCGCGCTCCGTGGCCTCGGGACGGTCCATTTCATCGAGCTGGGCGAGGATGTCCTGAAGCGGCTCGGCGCTCGGGCTGTCGGGCATCCCCGTCGTAGGAGCGAACATGTCGCCCTGGCGGGGGTCTCGCGGTACGCCAGCGGGCGAGCTCATGTCGGGCGAATAGTCGACCGGCGATGGACCCTCGGGTTGGATCGGTGCAAACCCGCCGCGAACCCGCTGGCGAAGCGGTAACTGCTGCTGCCCCGCGGTCAGCGCCGGGACGTTGTTCGTGCGCGGGACGTGGCCGCGCGTAATGGGCGGCTGCTCGAGCCCCGGCATGCCCTGCTGCCGGCCCATCGCTTCCATCTCGCCTTGCTCGGGCAGATACAGGCGCTGCTGGCCACCCTCTTCGAAGGCAGCACGCATCTCGGCCGTGATGCCGGTGGCATCCACCCTCTCAACGCCGAACGCCTGCTCGAACGTCTCCTCTTCCCGCCCGCGGCCGAACACGCGCTCGAAGCTCTCGGGGCCGCTAGGGGGGACACCAGTGTCCTCCGAAGTAGGACTTACAGGCGGGGCGTCTGGACGACCACCGCCGAACGCCGCGGAGAAACCGCCGCCTGTGATGCCGCCGACGACCGCGCCCTCGGCTGCCGCTTCGGCGACGCCTTCGAACTCGCTGCGGTCTGCGTCGAACATCTGAGCCGCGACGTTCTGGACGTACTGCTCCACACCGGATTGGGGAGCCTCTTGGATCGCCTCGAGCCCCGCACCCGTCCCGGTGCGCGACGCAAGCCCAGCGCCTTTTTGGAACACCGGTTCCAAATAGCGGCCCGCCGTGCTCGAGATCGCGCCGATAACCAGGCCGCCGATCAACGGCGCGTTGCCCTGCGCTTCTGCAATCAGCTGCTGTCGCGCAACCTCTTGGTCGCCGGTCTCTTGCATCAGCTGTCGGTAACGCTCGGACTCCTGAGTCAGTTGCTCCGGAGTCATCTGCTCGATTTCTTCGGCGATGCCGTTTGCAATTCCACCGAGCGAGAGACCACCTTCGGACGCACCGATGTAGGTGACAGCCGCAGGAGTCATGCCGCCACGGAACCACCGCGCTGCCGGCAGGAGGGTGAGCACGGTCGCGGGGAGCGCTTGCGTGACTTTCAACGAAAGCGAGTCGAGCACTTCGCCTGGACCGCCGCGCCACACCGACTGATTCGGATCGAGCGACAGAATGTGCCGCTGCATACGGTCGACGGACTCGGGCGACATACCTTCGAGCCAGTCTTGCGCTTTACCCGACATCTGCTGACGAAGATCAGCGAGACCCGCCGTAATGTCGTCGAGCACTTCACCGCCGACACCATCAACTTTCCGACGCGCTTGGCGAGCTCCGTACTCAAGTCCACCGGCAGCCATCGCGCCCGTTTGTGCAGTGCCGGCCCATAGTGCGCGCAGTGTGTCCTCACCGAAGGCGTTATCCTCGGGCGGAGCAGCAGGCGGCTTGCGATAGAGATCGTTGCGGAGATTGTCGAGCGTCGACTGGAACGGGTCTACGGGATCGCTGCTGGTCGGGTCGATGTCATCCGTGAGATCGAGACGAGGGCTCGGAACGTCGTCGTCCGCGTTAATGTCGATAGGGTCATACGTGAGCTTCTTGCCGAACAGCTCCTCGTATTGTTCTTCAAACGAGCGAGCCATCTCATTCCTCTAGTGCTGGCGTTCCCAACCCCAAGGCTTCCATGACTTCGGGGAGGCGACCTTCACGCTTCGCCTTGCGAACGAAGTCGATCACCTCCGGATACTGCCACGAGGAGCGCGCGTAGATTTGCGACATGAGGCTCATGATCTGATCGGCACCGGCTTCGTCGGTGTACCCCATCAGCTCTACTGCGTCTGTGAACGCAGCGTTTGCTCGATCAAGATCGACCTGACGCCGACCGCCAGCGCCTGAAGCTCCGGCCCGGATTCGGTCGGCCTCAGCATTAACGAGTGCCGCGCGACCCGCTCGATCCCGGTAGCGGGCGTTCGATTCGGCTTCGGGCTTCTCGACTTCCTCGTACTTCTGTCGGTTGAACTGCTCATCACGCCAGTCCTTCGTCCACGTGCGGAACGCGTCAGGGTTGGAAAAATTCTCGATCATCACCGCGAGACGCTCGCCGTTGATAATCATCGGTTGGCCCTTCGGCTCACCGGTCTCTTCGTCGCGACCTTGGCCGACGATCACGGGTTGACCGTCCTTACCTTGCTGCACGCCGAGCTGCACGTCAGTGCCGTTCGGGAAGTACTGGTACGCAGCACGCAGCGCCGTCGCAGCAGCGTTCGGATTGCCGCCCTGCAAGTGCATCAGCGCCTGCTGAGCGTAATCGACGAATCCTTGCTGCTGCATACGCGTGACTTCGGCGTGCGCTTCGGCGGGCTTCATGCCCTGCATCATGAGATCACTCACAGCACCTGCTCGGTACTGCACCCAATCTCGAACAGGCATGTTGGGGATGTCGCCAGCCTCGAAGTCGACTTGCGAGAAATCGATTGCACCGGGAGGCGCGTTCGCTTGCTGTGCTTCCTGCGCCATCTGCGTGCCTTCGGCAATCGCTTGCTGGGCAATCGCTTCGTCGGGCGTCTTCGGAATCTCAGCCGGAGCTTCCGGCTGCGCCGGCTCCGCACCGCCGTCCGTGGGAATCGCTTGCTGCTTGTCACGATAGTGCTGACCAGCCCAACCAGCCGTGAGCACGTTGCCAAGGTCGGAGGCTGCACCGAGCGCGCGAACACCAACGTCGCCGAGGAACGACGGGTCCTTCGTCTCCATACCGAACCGCGTCCGGTAGTCTTCCGTAGGCGTGGTGGCGGTTTCGTACGCAGTTGCGCCGAGCGCGATGGGGGCGATCTTCTTGCCGACTGTGTTGACAGCGCCTCGCACAGCACCTGCTCCACGAGCAAGTAAGCCGGGGCGAGGCGGCGTGCGGGGAATGGCCGTCTCCGTGGCGTTTGTCACGCGAGCTGGATTCCTCGCACGATTCGCTGCCGCGCGCCGGCGAATCATCTCCTCTTCGGACGCAACGCTGCCGCCCTCGGCGTAATGAGGGATGGCGCGCTTCACTTTGCCGCCATCGCGATAGCCGAGCTCCGCAGCAAGGCCGGGGTCATCCCCGAACCCGAGCTGATTCATCTCGTCGCCAACCGACTGCACTTGTTCCGGCATCATGTTGGAAGGCAGCACGCGGTTCGCACGCTTTTGTTTCCACCAACCGACGAGGCGCTCGAACATCGGATCGCCGTTCGTAGCGACATCAGGGAACAGATACGGATCGAGCCCCGCGGCCGTGCGCTCGCGATTCACACCGCTGCGACGACCAACCAGCGAATCATCGGCAGAGGCGAGCTCGTAGTCGCGTGCGCGCTCGAGCTGCTTCGCACGGCGACGATCAATGATCGCTTGCTGTCCCTTAGCGAAGTTGCCTGCAATGTCTAATTCGACGGGCATTGAAATCTCCTACGCCGCCTGACGTTGCTCGGCGGCGGGGGTGTGATACTTCTCGAGCAGCTTCTCGAAGAACTCCAGCCCCTTCTTCTTCACGACATCGGCCGGAATCACGAACTCACCCTCGGACACCATCGCTGGAACTGTGTCGTCGATGCCGGAGCCATCGCCCATACCCATGTCGGGAATCATGCCGTCTCGCATGAACGGGATTGCTTGCTTCGGGGGAATCTTGCCGCCGTCTGCGATGGCCATACCAGCGATGCCCGCGGCGGCGTTGATGTACCCCATCTTCTGATCTTGCCCCGCTTGCCAGTTTTGCATCTGCGCGCCGAACTGTTGGCCTTGGATGCCGGCCGACTGGTTGTAGCCTTGCAGCGCCTGTCCCGTAAATCCCTGAGACGACGTAGCCGCACCGGCTCCTGCGCCAGTTGTCGCAACACTACCGCCAACAGCGCCCTGGCCAGCCTGAAGCGCCGTGCCGTACGACTGGGCAACTTGAGAGGGCAGCCCCTTCCCGATGTTGATGGCGTCGGCCCGCAGTGCGCGGCCAGTGGCTTCGACATTGCGACCAGCGTTCGTAGCGGCGGCGGCTTGCGCAGCAGCCTGTTGAGTGCGAACACCGATATCGAGCGCTGCATTGCGCGTCTGTGATGGATCGACACCATAGCTCTCCAGCCGCTGAAGCGCGTTACGACGTTGCGAATCGAACGCAGTGTTGACATCGGCAATCGCCTTGCCGCGTTCCGCGATCTGCTTCTCGGGTGTGTCGTAGCTTTGGAACTCTTCAATCAGATTGTCTTCGAGCGGCTGAAACTTAGTCTCGTACCGCTGACGATCACGAATCGCGGCGTCGGCCGACGCCTGCATGGCAGGGAGCTGAATATCGAGAACGCGGTTCAGCGTCTCGCGATTCATCGTGTCTTGTTCGCGCGCCCACGTAAGCTGCTCCTGCGCAGTCTGCTGACTCATCCGGGCGATTTCTTCGGACGACTCGATGGCCCCGGACAAATCCGGCGGATCGGGTGGGTCGTCGCAGCAGGACATCAGCCTGCCGGCTTCTAGGCGTTCAAGCAGCCTTTGCTGGATCGGCTTTCGCATCGGCAACTCCAAGTTTCTTCACGTAGTACATCGCAACCGGGGTGTAGTCCATCCGACGCAGAAAGGCGTCGAGGTCAGGACCACCGCACGGTGCTTTGCTACTCATACCCACGTGTGTGCAACCGAGTTGCGCCAGGCAGTGTTCGGCGTACTTCAGCAGCTTCGGCGCAATGCCGACGCCGCGAACTTTCTTAGTCAAGAACAGCGCGTCTTCACGCGCTTGCAACATACTCTGCGAGTGCATGCTGCGGTACACGTAATACTGCAAGTAGCCCACCATCTCGCCGCCCGCATTGCGGCAGGTGAACGCTACGAACGTACCGTTCTTCTCGCCCGCGATGTACCGCGGATAGTCTGGATCGAACGGCTCCTGCATGTACAGGGTCTCGGTCTCCTGATAGTGCTGCTCGTGCAGCACGCGAATCTCGTCCCGCATGTTCGCGATCTTCTCAAGCCCCAAAACGAAATCGCCACCCTTCATCAGATGGCTCTCGGCTGGGAAGGCGTAGTAAACGGGGGTCACGGTAGTTCGGCCTGCCTAATGCTAGTGATCGCGGCGATCTGTCCGTCGAGCTCGATGCGTTTGTCGATCAGGTCGCGGGCATCTTGTTCTGGTAACGGCCCCGCGTGAGCCTTGTTTTCAAGAATCGCAATCTCGCGCCGAAGCCGGTCGATGTTCTGTTGCAGCAGAGCCTTGAACCCCGCGTTCATCGGGGCGAGCTTCTTCTGCACAGTCTGCTCGACGACACCCGTAAGCTCCTCGGCTACGGATTGTGCGAGGGCCGGCTTCACCAGAAACCAAGCGGAAGGGAGTAGGACCGCGGCCATCGCGACGAGTGACGCGATGACCGAGATACCTACAGTTCTTTTTTCTCCCGCCATTACAGAGCGCCGGGAGTCGCCGGCGTCTTGCTCAAACGCGCGGTGACGAGCATCGTTGCCCATACGACCGCACCGCCGACCAAGAACAACGTCGGACCTTCCTCGGACTGACACGCGCGAACGATGTAATCGTTGACGGTATCGTAGAACGGCAGCATCGCCACGAACGGCACAAGGCCGACAACACCGGCCTTGGTCGACGTGCGACGATTGGCGCTGAACTGTGCAAGAATTTCGAGCAGCTTCATTTTCCTCTCCTTGCGTGAAAGACCTTGCTTCTTGAGCGTCTTGTTCTGATCGCGTTTGAACTGGCGGGTTTCGCGTGCTTCCTTCGATAGCGGTCGCGTCTTCACCCACCAACCGGCAATTTTCTTGCCCGCCCACTTCAGAACAGCTGCTGTAACGGGTTCCATGCTAACCCCCGCCGATGGCCGCTGCAACTCGTTGAGCGCGCTGGGGTGTTTGGCGAGCCCATTCGGAATCAAGGGCTTGGACCTTCGCCTCAGCCCGATCCCCTCGTTCGAGCGCCAAAATCATCTTCTTGAAGTTCAACACGCCGCCCACGCCCATCTGATACGACATGTTCAGCAACGCGTTCTGGACAATCGGGTGCTGCTTGTCGAACGGCGGCCAACGCTTGCGCATGTGGTCGACACGCTCGTTGACGAGATAGTCCAACCAGAATTCTGCAACAGGTTTTGGCAGGCCGCCGCCCTTCTTACGGTCGATCAAAAACCCATAGCCGATGGTGTCGAAAACGCGTCCCATCCTTCGTCGCTACGAACTTCGGCTTTGAATTTTTCAGTGTCCATTATATGTCCTCAGAAATCAGGGAATGCTGCCGCAGGTGGGGTGAAGTTCGACGTGTAACGTGCTGCGCCGATGGTCACTCGAATCTCGTCCATCCACCCTTGAACGTTCTGCGCTGTACCGATACCAGCATTGCCACCAGCAAAGAACGCGCCGATACGCCACGTCTCATCGCTGTCATGGATAGTCGTCGTACTGATATTGTGCGTCGACCCAAGTTGCGTACCGTCGACAAACATCCGCAAATTCGCCCCGTCTCGACAGACAGCTACGTGGTACCACACGCCGGTCGAAGGAGTCCAAGCCTCACTCACACCAACAGACGCTGCATCAAAGCCGGTATTGGAGTACGCGAAGTTCAGTACGTCGCCCGTGTTTCGACGGAACCACCACGCGCGACTGCCGTCAGTGATGGAATACTGCGACATGAAGCACTGCTGCGCGTTTGCAAGGCTATTGAACCTGACAAAAAACTCGATAGTGAAATCCTGATTCGTGAGCCCCATGCCGACGTTGCTGTTCAAAACACGAATGCCGTCGTTCGAACCAAACGAATCAGGCATTCGGATAGAGCTCGCACCGAACTTGAATTGCGCAGTTTCATGCAGGGTCGCCGTACCCTGAGAATCAAGCGTGTAAGCACGATGCCCAGAATCGATGTACCCCTCTGTACCGTTCGTTCCTTCGCAGTGCATCAACAGCTTGACGCTATCGAACGAAGGATCAGCCCCCGCAACAACAACGGGCGCAGCAGATTCATACGGATGCCCGCCAGGGAGGGAGCCCTGCAAGCCCCACTTCCAAGCAAGGTATCCTTCGATACGCTGGCGTGTGGCTGTATCAGCGTAGTGTGTGACAATTAGCTCCGCGATGTCGCCCTCGAACGTACCCGAAGACGGGTCCGTCCATGCACCAACTGCAAGCCCTATATCTCCTGGTCCGTCCGGCTCAGTGTTTGAAAAGAGCCCCGCCGTTCCCCATGTAAATCCTGCGATAGCAACAGAGCCGTTCCGGTGCGCAGTAAGCAGTGCCGCCTTGGCGTTATAAAGGCCAGCTGTCACTTGCCACGTAGACACAGATAGCAAACCCGCTGTTTCGTTGACGAACCCCCCACCATCAACACGGATGCCACCATAACGCTCATGGTCGTCCACGCTCGTCACTGAGTACTGCGAAATTCTTCCACTTGAAGCGTCACCTGTGCCAACGGTCAGCACCACACAAGTGCCGTTGGCGAGGTTATTAAACCGTCGCACTGCGAATACAGAAACCTGCCCTGTGTTTTGTACAAGACCAGCTAAGCCGGCAGCCTTCGTGCGATTTAGGTGATCGCTACTGTCGAAGCTCATCACGGGCAAACTGTTCAACGTGACAGTGTTGTCTACGGGGCGGTTAGTCGCATTGCTCTGCGACACGTGACGCGCGAAGCTGCTCTTGTCATCCCACTGCGAAACGCGGCCAGAAGTAATGGTCTTAGTCGCAGCATCGGCTGCATCGAACCACAACTGCGTTACGATCTCATCCGGCGTCCACAAAGAAGCACTTGTTTCAACTTCGAACTCCAACGCGTTCGACGCGCCGCCACCGGGAGCGGGGTTAATTACATCGATATCGAACGTCCCCTCTGTAGCGATGTCGGAGTCGAGAATCTCAACTTCGATTTCAGTCGGGCTGTTGTAAGTAGTATCGCGATCTGCGCCGTCCCATCGCGCTTGAGAAGTCGGAATAAACCCAGTCCCCGTGATCGTAACGGTAAACGTAGCCTCGCCTTCAACAATCGAATCAGGGGCAAGCGTAATGAGCACCGGGACGGGGTTGCCCACTACGTCGATTGAATCCGAATCCGATCCACCGCCAGGGGCGGGATTCGTAACCTCAATCACAAACGTGCCTTGATCGGGGGCAGTAACCGTAATCTGAATTTCGTTCTCGTCGATGAAGTTAACCGGTACCTCTACCCCATCGAATGTTGCAGTGCTGAACTCAGTGAACCCAGTGCCGGTAATCGTGATGACGGTTTCTGCATCCTCGATAATTTCGTCCGGACTGAACATCGTGTAATCGAAGCTCGGGACGGGCAACCCTTCGAATGGCACCCACACAATTTCGCCGGCGATGGTCGCAAGGATATAGCCGTCAGGTCCAGGCTCAAGACCCGAACCAACCGCGTCGCCGAGCGTAATCAGATCACCTTCAACCTTTAGAATTTCAAGGTCGACAAGCTCGCCAAGACGCACGAAGCTGTCACGCCAGTTAGACGTGCGTCGTTCGTGAACCTGGATGCCCTCTTTGACCTGACGCAGTATGTTCGAGTGCGACGCAAGATCGTTCCCCGGTTCCGGCAGGGAAGGATACGTACGAATCGGTTTGATGCTGGAGTCGGTCACTACACCGTCGCGAGACCTTTCGCTGTCTCGGCCACCTGTAATGAATAGACGTTCGTGTTGCCGATCAGCTCGAACTGCCAGAGGTCCGATTTGAATCCGGCAGGGATGCGCACGATGCGTTCGGAATTGACCACTGTGTCGAGCACCACGCCGCGGGAGCCGCAGTAGACGATCAGTCGCACAGCAGGCAGCTGGAACAGCATGAAGTTGATCGGGTAGAGCAAGTCGCCGCCGAGCGGCATGCGAAGCTCAGGCTCTGTCCACCCCGGTACCAAACCGACACCTTGAGCCGGCCCGCACAAGCAGTGCCCGCCGAGAGTGTTCAGCGGTGCTGCTGCAAACCGCGCTTCGTTATACGGGAGATAGTAGGTGAGGATGTCGTCGGTGACATCGTTCTCTGCGGCTTCAAAGTTGATTCGTGCCGCACCGAAGTTCACGGGCTTCTGCGTCTGGAACACTTTCGACTTCCAGCGCCAGAACAAACGCTCAGCATCTTCGGGGTCCCAGTCCCACACACGGTTTTGGGACAGGATCAGCACGTTGCCCGAATACTTATCAGTCTCGATCCCCAACACGTTGTCGAAACGGTCGAGCTCAACGAGCTTCGTAGCAGGCTCAGTGGGGTTGAACACGAAGCCGAAGCTCTCGCTGTTGAACGCGATGTACTGCAAGCCGAGTTGTGCAGCGAAGATGTCGCTCGGGTTGTAACGCGCCCACTCCTCTTTCGTGAGGATGTCCTGCGTAATGATCTGCACGCCATTCGAGTTGACGAGCGCGAGGCCGTTAATCGAGGGGTAGTACGCGCCGGCGACGGTCGCGACCATGCCGCGACGAGACAGACACGGTTCGACCGCATCCATCTTCTGCATGGTGAACGAAGCGGGGTGTTGCCCCTGCCCCATATACGGCTGCGACTCTGTGCCGATGATGAGCGTCGTACCCCACACAACGAGCCCCTTGATCGGGAACTCCGTCGAGAGCTCGTACTCAGGCGGCCACGCATGCGGGCGATACGGTTCGGAGAACAACAAACGACGGCCAGCCCAAGCGACGAGATAGCCGCCAGGCATGACGACCCACCCCTCGATATCAGTCGGCGGCTGCTCCCATGTCGTCGACTCAAGCACGTTGTTCGCGGCAACTACGTCATCGGTCTCGTTGTCGTTGTACGTCGCATCGCCGACAGGAATCTCCGCAACGAAGAAAAATGTCGAGGAGCTATTACCCGGAACAGTCCGATAGATACGCTTCAGCGTGACGTTGCGGTCAGCTGCATCCGGCACCACAGTCTGCATGCCGCTGAGAGCCCACGTACCCGCTCCATCTCCAGTGGCAAGCGTCGGAGGCGACGGCGGGCCTTCTTCACCGAACGCACTGAGGAACGTATAAACGTACGCACGCGTAGAATCCGAGCCCACTGGCGGCGTAACCGTCGGTGCCACCGTCGGCGTCGGGATACCGAGGAAGTACGAATCTTCTTCCTCAAAAATGCGGAACGACGTGTTGTACTGCGGACGACCGTCGCCGGCCCAGTAATACCGGTCGAATTGGTCATTAACGATGGGCGAACGCACCACATCCACGTTCTTGCTATCGAACGCGAGCCACGTATCACCGTACCCAAAGCCCCCAGAATCCCGCACGCGAAACACGCGTTGCACATCGAAATACTGATCGGTCAGGTCTGCAACTTCTCGAAGCGCACGAAATCCGCGAAGCTCGCCTTGCAGCAGCTTCGTGTTGCGCGCAGTCGTCGCCGTCATAACCGGCAGGAGACGAGGACTCGTGCGCGGGACGAGCCCCTGGAATCCTTCGAGTTTGATACCTGCCATCGCTAGATTCCTGGGAACGGCGGGAAGGGCTCAGTCGGTGGAGTGAAGTTCGCAGTGTACCGACACGCCTTCGTGACACGAATTTCTTCGAAGTAGCAGTCAAGATCGGCGTTATCGGAAGCTTGGCCGCGGCAAACGTCAAACGACGAAACACCATCAACGTCACCGCCAATAGTGCCAGGGTGATTAACGGGTGCGATCTGCGAAACACCGTTCATAAAGATACGGATGTCGTCGGCGGCGTCGCGCGTAACTGCAACATGAATCCATTCTCCCGTTGGAATCACGTCACCCCCGGCCGCGCTACCAGCGGAGCTATTAAACAAGAACGAGCTGTTACTGTTCCACCGAGCGAGCTGAATGAACCCCGCGGTAGGGAAGTTGATGTTGTTCGCAAAAAAGTTATCGAAGATGTCGTGGAACGCGTTTATGTAGAACCACCCCTCCCACGTGAACTCGCCTGGGAACACAAAATCATCGGCGTCGCCTTCGACTCTAACGAAGTCAGTGCCTTGGTTAGAAGTGCCTGGGTTATGGTACGACTGCGTGCCGAATCTCGACTGCACGCTAGATACCTCGCCATCACCGACCGGTGTAACCGCAGGGAACCCAGTGACTTCGTAAATCTGTCCGCCTTCGACGTGAATCAACATGAATGTTTCGAAAAACGCCGTGTCGATGCCGACGGCGTTCGAATACTCGCTATCGAACTCGTCACCAATAGAGCTAATTGCTTTGATCCGGTACGAGTACGTACTAGGCGAAACAACTGTTGCGTCCTCGTATTCATTTACCTCGCCGAGCTGCTCGAGGAGCGCAAACGCCCCGCCATCAACTGAACGTTCAAGTTCGTACCCGCTAATCGGTTGCGACGGTACCGTCCACGACAACAGCGCAGCGCCGTACATGCTGAGCTCACCGGAAAGAACAGGCGCAATGACTTGAACAGGCGCATTAGCCTGCTGCGTGAAAAACCCCGCCGTGACGGTATGCACGATAAGCGCGCCTTCGGGGAACGCCGTTGGGGTCGTGCCTTCTTTGCCGCGCTCGATAGTAAACACGTCGGCCGCTTTCTGCGTGACGTAGACAATCTCGTACGCCGAGCCGTGTGTCAGAACAGCAGCGAAGATTTCGCTATAGGTCGGGTCGACGTTAGGAAAAATATCGCCCTGGCTCTCGGGAACGCGCAACAATGTTGCAGACGCAGAGATTCCCGCCGCCAGCGTAGAGCGGGCGAAATTTGCAAACATGAACTCGCGTGGTTCGCTCATAGGTCTCGAATGAACTCAAGAACACCGGCGGTGAGGTTGTGCGCAACGATGGTGTTGACTGGAAACGCTTGCGCGACCGTGCCTTCTTGCCCCCGCAACACCGTAAAGATGTTTCCGTACAGGCGCTCCTGCACGTACATGATCTCGCGCTCCCCCGTAAGCGGATGCTGCAACGTAATCGCGAACTCTTCCCCATAACCGGGCTCGGGAAACTTGTCGCCATCAGCAGGGTTGATCTCGAACTCCGTGTCGAGAGCAGTGATGTCCTGCATCAAGAACGAGGACGCGTTGTTTGCAAATAGAAACATCACGACACCTTCATGATGAAGTACACCGCCTTGTACGGCGGGATGGTGGAGATGCTACCGAGGCCGTGCGTGTGATTGCCGACGGCGTTAGAAGCGGCAGAGTGATCGTGCGCATTGCCGCCACCCAGCGGCTCGATAAACGGTGTGCCGAGAGAATTGTTCGTGACGTAGCTACCTTCAGCGACGTTACGAATGCCTGCGAGACTTTGGCAAGCGGTAAGCCCAGAACCGTCTGCAACACCGGAACCACCCCCGCGGTCGAGCACACGCGGACTAATAGCCGGGAGCTCAGCAGTCGTAAGAGCATGCCCGTCGACCGTAACCGTGTGGCTATGGCCGCCAGCGGCGTCAGTATTCCCAGACGCTGTAGCAGCACCTCCGGTGGCTCCGAGGGCTAGAGAGCCTCCAGCGCCGCGAGGGAAGAACCCACGCATATCGGGAGAGCCGTTAGTACCGTCGCAGTTTTGCCAACCAGCGGGCAAGCTGCCGAGCGAGCCGTACCACATGCCGATGAAACCGATAGGCAGCAACGTCAGCAAGTTGTCGGCCAAGGTCACGAGCGGAGAACCGCCCGCCGTCGCCCTTGACCCGTCACCCGGAACAGCAATCTCGTTCGAAGCATCATCCTCAGCGCCACGAATCGCAGTGCCGACAGTCTGCCCGCCAACCATCACCGTATCTTCGGTGAGACGCGCATCCTGAATCTCATTGCCCCCCATGAGCAAATCGCCGGTCATTGCATCGCCGGTCTTTTGCAACAGGTCGTCCATGACGCCAGCAGTGAGGCGAAGCTCGAAGCGCGTAACGCCGTTTGTCCACGCTTGTGCAGCCGTGCCTTCTTGTCCGCGCACGACTGTAATGAGGTCGCCGGTGCGGCTCGTGCAGTTGACGATCTCGAGGTCCCCGCTGGCGTTTACCAACGCTGCTACGAAGTGTTGCCCAGCGCCAGGTGAAGGAAAGAGCGCGCCTGCGCCGGAATCGACTTGAACAACGGTGTCGTTGTCGTCGATGCTCGCGGCGAGCAGCGAGCTCGCGTTGTTCGAAAAGACTTTCTCAGCCACGGCTGATCTCCTTCACCCCGAACAGCAATTCGTCTTCGCGCACCTGCGCGATGCTGGTCGTGATCGTGACAGTTGCAGTGTAGTCCTCACCGTCGACGCCGCCGCTCGCGTAGTACGCGAAACGGTCGGAATCAGGGCCGATGACGATGTTGTTGATGACGAACGGTGGCGACGTGACCGGCAACACCGACACTTCCACGTTCGTAATCCGCTCACCTTCCTCGAGCCAGCGGTCGTACTTCGCCAACCGCCGAATGTTCTCGTTCGGCTGTTGCACGATCCGGCCCAACTTCGTGTACCGCCCTAGTCGCATCGGGAGCTCCTGATTTCCGGCTCGCAGCAGTCATCCGGTTCGTCCGGACCCGCGCATACAATATGCGTATTGACGTTGAGTCGGTTGCCGAGTTGAAGCGTCGGCATCACCAACGATAGCCCGCCACTCAGCTCGGCGATAGCTAGGTCGCCGCTGCCGAGCAACTCAGAGTTGATGAGCCCGATCAAATCCGAATCAATAACCTGAAACCAGCCACCGGGCTCGACAGGCGAGTATAGAAACACGTCCAAACCGAGGGGCAGGAGCGGCGCTCCGAGGATGTTGTCTACGTCGTAGTACGCGATCAGCGGCGAATACTGCAAGTCGCCGACATGCTGAAACACGACAGCATGCGTGATCTCTTGATTCGACAGCAGCTGCAAAAACGCGGCTGGGTCGCCGCGAGCAACACCGTCGTCGTACGAACGGTTAGCCAGCCCGAGCTCGCTGATCGCGATGATGTGTGCGGACGGCAACTCGCTCGCATACACGAGCGTAGGATCAAAGACAAAGCTCGGCCCTAACAGGACGACATGAATCTCTTCAGCAGTCCAGTCAAGAGTCTCGGCGAGCAGCGCGGCGAGAGCTGTTGGATAAAGTGTAGCGGCCATCAGCCGACACTCGACCCGCCCCCGTACCTACGCACGCCCCAACCGGGCGGGTAAACCCAGTTCTGCGCGTTGATGTTGCCCTGCTTCGCCTGGCCGGCGTAGCGACCGATCCACGAGTTAAAACTCTTTCGCTTGGCTTGGGCGAGCGTCAGCGAGGAGTACGGCTTGTTCGGGTGCATGAACATCCGAGCGAGGAAGCCGTCGAGGATCGCATCATAATATTTGATCTCGGCCACGCGAGGCAGGTGCTCGACGGAGACCTTCGGCGTCAGAGCGACGTGGAAGGCAAGGCCGGCATCTTCGTCGTGGTCGAGGTCAGGATAGAGCTCGATGCTGTCGGGAGCATCGGGGGAGTAGTACGCCCGCGGCGTGTTCGTAGCTTCCGACTCGCTACGACGCGGAGGACGCGCTTGCAGGCGCGCAAGCGGGGTGCCTTTGTAGGCCACACCCAGCACGCCGATGACGTTCGTGTATTGATCGAGGGGCGACAGCCAGTACTGCTTGCGGCCAGCCTTCGCGTTCTGATCCTCGAGCACCGTCTGCCACGCATACGACCGCTCGAAGAACTCACGGCAGGCGAGGACGAGCTCGCGCGCGGCCACCCCGCGCACTGCGCCGGGGAGCATCGGGAGCGTGTCCTTCAACCAGCGGTCGAGTGTGACATCGCATTCACACCCTGTGCCTTCGATGAAGATTGAATCCGGCATCAGAGCCCCAGGATCGTGTTGCGGAACTGCTGAAGCAACATCGCCGCGCGCCCCTCGTCGGTGAACTCGTCGTCTTGCACTTCCGAGATACCGATCAAGTACGCGAGCATCGGCGCGTAGAACATCATATCGATTTGGAACTCCTCCGTCGTCGCCACCTGTGGCGCTTCGAGAGAGTCCGGATCGTCCGAGTCGACCACAACAGGCACGTTGAGGTTGTTCGCGTCAAACAGCTCGTAGAACGCGTCCGGCCGCATCCGGCCGACTTCCTGCAACCCGCGATTGACGTGCTTGATGTAGAACTCGTCCTCGTTTCGGAAGGGCGCGAGGTTATCTTGCGTGAAGTCACGCGCTTCCGAAATGAGGTCGGCGTAGGTCGACATGTAAGAAAGGGGGCGGGAATTACCCCGCCCCCTCACCCGTTAGGGTTAGCTGCCGGAGGGCACGCCGCCCTTGCCAACCACACCGCGACCGATTGCGACGCCGTTCACGACCTTGAAGCCGTAAACCTGCAAGCCGCGAACCAGCTGCGAGAAGGAGCGCTCGGAACGGAGCGTTTCCATCTTGGTGAGCTGCGAGGCGAACGTGAGCGCCGCACTCGTGCCGAACAGAATCGGCCACTCGTCTGCGTAACCACCCTGCGGGAGCAGGAGGTTGCTCAGATAGAGCGTGAAGCGGTCGATCATGCCCAAGCGGCCGTTGCGAAGGATCGACGTACCGTCGCCCGAGAGCGAGGCGTCCTTCAGCTCCGACTTTTTGATGCGCGATGCAACCCACGCCGGAATCACGACCCAGCGGCCGGTCTCCGGAATGTTCTGCTCGTCGAGCACCTGGCCGCAGTTCACGAGATAGTCGACGATGGACATGGAGTTGTCCGCGTCGGAGCCGTCCTCGGTACCGTAGCCCTGCTTGTTGATGAACACCGGCTCACCGTAGCCGCCGAGCGCGATGTCGCCCGAGATGGCACCCGAAGTCTGCGAACTGCGGTTGACGGCGGCGATGTCGGTATTCGTCGGCGAGGCTAGGTAGTTCAGAACGTCCGTGTCGACGGCGATCTTCATCTGCTCGGAAGCGTCTTCCGCCCAGATCGACAGCTGGTCGATGTCGCTCTGAATCTCCATCACGTCGTCCAGGGCCAAGTTGAAGTACTTGCCTTGGTCGATCAGCAGCTCGACGAGGTTGCTCGACGGGCGCTGGATACCGAGTTCCTCGTTGGCCGAGTAGTCGGAAATCGCGATGGTCGGCCGAGTGCGAATCTTCACCAAGTCGCCCTGGTTCTTGATCTCGCCCTCGTAGTCCGTGTTCGCGATTGCGCCGAGCACGGTTGCCGCGTAGAACTTCTCGATCAGCTTGCCGGACCAAATCTCCGGAATGAAGATGCCCGAGTAGGCCGGGTTCGGAGCGTTGCCGCCCCAGGTAACTGCTGCACCCGGTGCAGCGATTTGAGGATAGGACATGGAAGTGAACTCCTGATGATTTTCAGATCACGATTCGTTACATCCGAATCCGCTGCTCAGCCTGCGCGCGAACGAGGTCCGTCTCGAGCTGACGTAGCTCGACAGGGACGGGTTTGTTCTTTTTCGTGAACTCGTTGATTTTCGCGTACAGAGCCTGAACATCGGCTCGGGTCCAAATGCGCTTTCCGGCATCGTTCGGAGCGCCACTTGCAGGTCCGGCCTTCGGAGTACCGGGGGCCACCAACTGGAGCAACTGTGCTTCCGGTGCCGGCGCAGGTGCGGCGGCGGGCGGAGCAGTGCCCGGTTGCGGCGTGATAGCGGCGTTTTCGTTCTTGAAGCCAAGGAAAAAAGCCGCGACGCGAGGGCCGTCGTTGGCTTGGTACGCCTGCGACAAAAGCTGTCCACGCGGAGCGCCCGCATAGGCGTCCTTCTCAGCGAGCCAGGCCAGGAACTCGGGCAGCTCGTTCAGCTGCGTCCAGTCCGGAACGTGATCGTTGAGGAACGTGTACATCTTCTGCACCGCATCCGCGGCGACGGTGGCGGCAGCCGTTGTGGCTGCTTGCTCCGTCTTCGCGAGCCGCTGCTGGATCGGCTGAGCCACCCTGGTCAACTCCGGTTCCACGGCCTCAAGAGAGGTCCGCTTGATGAAGTCGTACAGGTCGGGGCCGAACTGGCGAATCTCCTCGTCTTTAACCCGGCGCGCAGCTGGTTGTGCAGGCGGCTGCGCATTTGGAGCGGGCTGACCGGTGCTAAGCGAGGCGAGCATGGTCTGGGCATTCGTCAGCTGTTGACGCATGTCCCTAATGAGCTGCTCTTGCTCATTGAGCTGGCGTTGCAGGCGCGGCACTTCCGCGTTGTACTTGCCCTGCAAAACTCGATACTTGTGCTCCATCGTGTCGTCGGCGGGCGGCTGCACTGCGGCAGGAGCTGGAGCAGCGGGCGCGGGAGCAGGCGCAGGAGCGGGGGCTGGAGCAGCAGCTTGCGGCGGCGCAGGCGGCGCGGTCAACCCAGCGACGAGTTGATTGGCGCGTTCGACTTGCGCGCGAACGGATCGTGGAAGGTTGGACTTCACTGCTGCGGGGGAAGCGCTCATGCGTATTTCACCGTTGGTTACTGTTGATGATCTTGGTCAGAGTGGTTGGAGCTTCGGCGTTCGCCTTCGCAATCTCTTGGAGAGCCTGCACCGAGCCTTGAGCTCGATGAAGTTGTGGACCCTCTGTCGTGATGCACGTCTGCGTTTCTTTCGCCTCGTATTCCTTGAACCACTTCAGGACGTGCTCGAAGTCGCGGTTGCCCCGCAAATTCGTGAACGCCTGCGCTGCTTCGGGCGTGAGCTTCACTCAGAACCCGTAACGTGCCGCGCGCTCTTTGTGGTCATCCATTTCTGGTTGATCCACCGAGATGCCCTTCTTCGAGAAGTCGCGTTGCGCGCGGCGCTCGGGCGTTGCGTGCCCGCCGGGGATCATGACATCCCGAAAGCCGTCCATACCGGACAGCCTCTTCGTTCCGACAACCTTGTTGGTTGGCTTCGCCATGTTACTTGCCGCCGGCCTTGTGCTTGCCGCCGCCGTTGCCGCCCGAGACACCCTCGGTACGGTTGATCGGTAGGTCACGGTTGCCCTTGGTATGACCCAAGTACTTGCCGCTCGGGCCGCCACTGTGCGACTCGCCGCTTCCACCCTTCTCGCCCGAAGACAAGTTGCAGTGGAGGTCACGGTTGCCCTTAGTGTCACCTAAAAACTTGCCCTTCATGAGAGTCTCCTACACGTGTGTGGAAGATGTTACGAGATCGTGTGGCAAAGAGCTAGTAGCGCTTCTTCTTGCGGCGCTTCACCTTGCCGCCGTCTTTCAGGCCCAGCGCCTCCATCTGTCTTGCCCGGTGATTGCGAAGAGTGTCAGTCGTGCTGCCCTTCGGGTCCTTCTGCACGGTGTCGCCCTTGGGCGGCGGCTTCGGCGCAGGGGGGCGCGGCTTGGGCGGCGGCTTATCGGTAGAGACCTTACCGCCGTCGGCGTAGTAGCGCGTTTTCATGACCATCAGAACAGCCTCCTCAAAAATTCCCGCAACCGCCGAATCAATCGACGGATAAAACTGGAGGACGGGGTGTCGGCTGCGGGACTGTGAAATTTACGACGTTACTCGGCGCGGACGTTTGTCCGTTCGCTGAAGCTGTTGCACTACACGCCCAATCGCCAGGTGGAAGATCGCGCGGGATTGTGCGCGCGGAGCCCACCGCGGTGAACGACACCGTTGGCTGGCCGGTGGCGGTGCAGGTGAAGTTGAACCCGGTAATCTGCGCAGGCGGCAGCGCGGAGCCGTCGGTGTTCTCCGTCGGTGCGACCCATGTGAATGTCTTCACGAGCGCGTACGCCGTCCCTGCCATCAACGCTGCGACCATCGCCACCAAAATCGCTGCTCTCTTCACGCTAGCCTCCTGCCCGCATTCCGGGTCTGCCTGTTGCTTGGTTTGTAAATTGGCTTTCGACGCCAGTCTGCTTTCGCACTTGCTCCGGCATTGCACGACCGGGCTGCGGCTTCGGCATCTGCTGCGGGTTGCCCGGTTGCGCACCAGGCTGAGCGCCAGGCTGAGCGTTCGGATCGCCTTGCGCCATCTGCTGTTGCTGCATCGCCGCTTGCTCTTGCATGCGCTGCTCGAGCGTTGCCGAATCGGGGACCACGCGCTCGTGCTCGAGCCCGAGGTTCGACGCGACAGAGCGCAGAACATTGGAGCGACCTTCCGGCCCGATGATCGACATGTCAATGGGGTTGGCCGTGAGCTGCAAGAATTCCAGCTGCCGCATGCGGTCTTGCTCGCGCTTGACGGCGTGGTTCACGCCCTTCACGACAACGGTTTCGTCACCGTTGAGCACCCCAGGACGCGTAATCATGACCATGTTGAATAGCTGCAACAGCAGCGGTTCGAGCACGTCACGATCAATCTGCGCAGCGACGTTCTGAAGCGTCTTCGAGGCGTTCGACATCAGCATTGCCAAACCGGAAGCCGTGCGGCCCGCGCCGCCGACCTTCTCGTTGCCCGTCATGTACCGCGGTATCGAGCTGATCTCGTCAGCCATCACGACCCATTTCTCGTACACGCCCATGAGCTCAGGGGCATTCGACTCGGGCTGAAAGAACGAAATCGGCTCGTGGCTGTTCGCCACCATCGGGTCGTACGACACATGCCACCGCTTCCACGGATACAACATGTCGTCTTCGCCTGCTTGCAGCACTTCATCATTGACGACGACTTGCGGGCCGGAAGCGATAGACAGGTTGTTCACCAGCGAGCGCACGGTCGCGTTGCAGATTTGCTGCACGTCTTCCAGCAAGTCCGGTAAGCCGTAACCGATGAGCGCACCCGGAATCTTTTCGAACGAGCTGATGTAATACGGAGCGCGTTGGTCAGGCGACGGATTGATCTGCGCTTTGATGACGAACCGATCGATCATCCAGCACGTGACGAAATACTCACCGAGCTCGTCGTCGATCTGCGCGTCAGTCATGCCCCACTCTTTCAGGAGCTTGCCGGAAACGAAGCCGGTGTACGCAGCGCAGTCGATCAGCGGCGTGGTCGTGCGACCCCAGCGCTCGCGATCTTCGAGCTGCGCGCGTTCGGTATCGACCGTATCCCACCAATCATGGAGCCCCGTGTTGTAGAAGCGGCCAAGCACCTCGTCGATGTTCTCGGTGTTATATCCGGGGAGACCGCGCAGCGCCTGAATCTCGGCACGCGTGAGACGAATGCGTTCGATGAAGTCGGCGTGCTGAACTTTGCCCGCACCAGGCGACCAATAAAGATCGAATGGTGACACGCGCTCCCAGAACAACTTCGGCGTGTACTCCGTCGTCGCTTTGCCGTTCACCCACTTCAACTTCGAAGCGCGGCGAACGACCGGACCTTTCATCACAGCGTAAGGAAAAATCGGGAGGTCGACGAGGAACTCTGCGAACGCTTCGTAAAAGTTACCTTCAAGCAGATAGTCATCGAGCACGTCGCCGGCTTTGTCGGCTTCCTCGATTGCTTGCTTCTTCGCGGCGCGCTCTGCTGCCTTGCGCAGCATGCCAACACGATCCGCGATCATCTGGTCGTCGATCTGCTGACCGGTGGCAGCGAGCGTCGCTACTTCGGTCGCAACGAGGGTCCTGATGTTGCCCTCGATGTCCATCGGAATTTCGGGGTTCGGTGTCGGGTCGAGGTCCCACGGTCGCTCGGAGCCGAGGAACACGTCGCGGAGGAGAGCAGTGGCTGCGCGACATTTTGTTGCGGTGACGCGCGCGTAGACTTCGCTACCGCCGAACTTCTTGATCTCCGCCAATTTCTGCGGGTCGTACATACCCTTGTACGTTCGAAGCCCTTCGAGCAACCGCTCACCGATGCCCTCGGTGTTCCGAAAATTACGCATTTCGGACATGCGCCCGCGAATGTACGCGGCAAGTTGGTTGAGTGGAGCCTCTTGAGCTTGTCGCTCTTGCTCGGCGACTGCGGCGGCGTTGCGTTCCTGCTCGACGAGCGTCTGGTTAGAGACGACGCGGAGCATTCCACCGCCAGGTAGCGGACGTGGGATTGCGCTTGCTAGGGCTGCCATGCAAGGCATAATCTTGGATTTATAGTAGGCTTGTCAAACAGTTCCCCACCGGATTGCTAAATGGCCGCCGTACTCGTCACCGCCCTAGACATCGAGCACCTCAGCGCGACGATCTGCGCCGAGCTCGCAGCAGGACTCGCAACAGCTGCCGAGATTCGCTCCAAGTATCAGATTTCCCAGTCCCAATGGGATCGGCTGAAGAAGTCGCCGGCCTTTCGCAGCATGCTCGCCGAGGCCATCGGCGAATGGAAAGGCGACCTCAACGCTGGCAAACGGATCACCAAGAAAGCCGAGATCATGCTCGAGGACTCCCTACCCGTGCTGTACGAAGTTGCGCACGATAAGGAGTCGCCGCGGCAGCAGCGCTTGGACGCCATCAAGGCGATGGGCGTATTTGCAGGGAAGACGAATTCGCGCGGGGAGAGTGCTGGCAACGCGAGCGGTATCTCTCACGGAGCCGTCATCAACATCACCATCGAGACGAAGAACGGCGAACGCGCCGGCGTCACAATCGACGGTACTACGTCCAACTCGCTGCCGACACTGCCGGCCCTCGAGGGCGAGCTCGCTTCCGACTAATCAGGTTCCCGATGTAGTTGCCGTGAACGGCGAGCGCCATGTACTGCAAGCAGTCGGCGAGGTCCGACCACGGGTGGTTCTTCTCCGGCGTCTCGTCGAGCGTGCCGGTTTGCTTTCGTTTGTAGCGATACCACGACTTCAACGCCTGCACGAGCTGCGGGCAGTTCGATCCGTCAATCAGAATTCCGTCGTGCTGTAGGAACAGCTGCTCGACCGCGCGCAGTCGCGGCTCGATGTCGTTCGTCTGCGCCGGATAAACGATGAAGCCAAGTCGGTGCAACATGTCGAACGGTGACTCTTCCCGCACCTGTGTCTTCACCTTGCCGCTCGGGTCAGCAACCATGAAAATCTCGGTGTTCGGGTAATGCTGATAGAGCATCGGCCGCAAAATCTCTTTGCCGAATTTCTCGATACCCATCGCGTCTTCTTGTGCCGTCGCTGCTTCACGTAGGATCACCAAACGTCCGCGGTTATCGATCTGCCCGATCAAGCTCGCCGGCGTGCGACCGAAGTCCTGCCCGACCATGATGGCCATACCTGGGACCGTCTTGATCGGTTCGTACGTGACGTGGCGAATCACGTTGAACGTGGCGCGGAAGACGGCCTGCCCCGAGAGCGACTTGCCGTATTTCGCGTGGACGTGGATGTCCACCCAGTCGGCGTTATTGTTTGCAGCGAGCTTGGGATAGTAATTCTCGGGTAGGTTTTCGACGTTCTCTGCGTCGTCGCTAAGCCCGCCAGGCTGCTTGAAGAACTTCCAATCAGGCGGCAGTTCGAGCTCGAGCTTCGTGTACCACTCCGAGTCTTCGTCGGGCGGGTTCGACTCGGCGATGATCCCGAACCAGCTAGGCTTCGCAATGGCCTTGGAGGGATAGCGGCCGAGACGGCCGGAAAGAGCGTCGATGATTTCGAGCGGAATTTCTCGGAACTCCGAAACCCACGCACCCGTCAAGTTCAACGACAGCAAACGCTGTTGGTCCTGCTTCGTGTCGAGCGGGATCAACATCCAGTCGCTCTCTACGTGCGTGCCGTCCTTCATATCAAGACGAATCTGGATCGTCTGATCTGTGACCTTGAAGTGCGCAATCGAGCTCAGCCACAGCTGGATGTCCGCTAAGCAGGTTTGCCGCAGCTGCTGCAACGTATTTCGAATAATCGCGAAACGTGTGCGGCGAATGCCCTGGTTGTCGGGCTCTTGTAAGTAGGCACGGCGCAGGAGCTCCATGAAGCACCCAGCCGATTTGCCGCTTCCGACCGGCCCCATGATGAGACGGACGAACGACGTATCCAACATGAACTCGCCGACCGTAGGCGGCGTCTTGAAATTGACTAGCGCGTTGGAACCGTCTTTTGCGGCCATTATTTATAGTGGTCTTTGATCCACGGAGCACGAGAGTTGTCGACACGCGATTGCGGATCATGGTGTCCCTGGAAAAACACGATTCGTGCATCCGGGGGCAGTCGATACCGTTTCAACGCGACATCAGTCCGGAAAGAATACACGCCATCGTGTTCCGGCGTCCATGTTGCTTCCGTGTGACCGAGCCTGTAGCAAATCCACGCCTGATCGCTACCGTGGAACCCCGCCTTCAGCGTGAGCGCGGGCGTCTTCAGTGGGTCGAATTCCTCATAAATCTGTTTCCGCGCCCCTGCGTTCATCATCCACATCGAGCCGTTGTACGGCGTGCGGCGGAGCTTCGAGCCCCAGATGATGAAGTCTTCGGTGCGCGTTGCCAGCGGAGTGATGTCGTCCACGATCACGAGGTCCAGGTCGAAGGAAATAAACCTCGGCCCGAGAATCTCGCGCATGTGCTCGCCGAACGCAGGCAGGCGTCGATAGCACGCTGGAGAGAGCCCTCCGTGCGGCGACGGAACCTCGGCCCACGTATCCCATAACGGAACGATGCGCACACGCGGATCGATATTCTTCGGTATGTTCGTAATGCACACCACCTCGTGAGGGATATGCAGATGCCGCTCGATCATGTTGCGAAAGATGTTGACGTGGCTCGCGTTGAACTGCGAGCGGTATCTCTCTCGTGGCGGCCACAACCAACAGACTACAGAAAGCATTTAAGCCCCTCGATTAGATGCAGCGTAATTTCGCGCTCGTTCTTCTGCGTGTTCAATGTGAACCAAACCCCGTTGCGCTCAGTCAGCATGTTCTTAATGAGCTCAACGCTCGGAAGACAATCAAGCGCCGACGAACCCCAGTTACGAGCGCGTCCGCTGTTACGCGCTACGACTAATTCGCTCGGGGCGTAACACAAAATTGCTACGTCGGGAAGCGGCACGGAGGAGAAGAACTCGGCGACATTCTCTGCGTTGTGCCGACACGCGTACGAAAACGAGAGCGTCGCTTGCAGCAGAGACTCGTCGAACACGATGATGTTGTTGCTCACAGCGGCGGCGGCAGCTCTCGCAGCACGCATCCGGAAGTTGGCCGGTCCCGTCGCACCGCGTTTAGGGACGACACAGTGCTCTTGGTACATTCGCTGTGCCACGACACAGCTGTTGTAAAACTCAGTGTGGTCTTTGAGCACCTTCACGGACCCGCACGCGGTGTGAAGGTCGAGCCTGCTATCCGCTTCGAGCAACAGCCGCCGCGCGTAGCTTTTGCCGACACCGGGCGGGCCGAAAAACTCAACTCTCATAGCGGACGAGCGCCATGATGTAGCGGCTGTCCGCTCGCTCGCTGATGACCGTGATGTCGGACGAAGCGCGCGTGAGCTGCTCGAGCGGATGCCAGTTCGGGTCCGAGTGCCCCGGCAGCGGCTCGCGCACACTGAGAATCACTGCGTTGGCGCAAGCGAGCAAATTGCTCACCGCCAGCTTTGCCTCACGTCGGGTGAAGTGGTTCAGCATGCGTGTGCAAACAGCAACGTCGTACTTCACCTCGGGCGGCTCGAGCTTCAAGATGTCGCCGACAACGAGCGAGTGCGGAACGCTGTGCCGCTTGAACGCTTCGCGGGCGAGCGCCAGCATGTCGCCCGAAGTGTCCGTCGCCGTCACCTTCGCTCCGAGCTCGGCGTAGATTTGCGCATAGCGTCCGGTGCCCGCGGGGATGTCGAGCACGGCCGGTGCGGGCTTCAACACACCGAGGTACTTACGAACCGCGTGCTGCTCGCGCGGCCACCGCGTTTCGCTCATGCGTTTGGCGTCGTACTCCGCGGCCGTCTTGCCGACGTAGCGATTACGCACTTGCTCTGCGTGCTTCATATCTGCCGCTCCCAAGGAAACCGAATCGGATTGTCGGGTTTGTAAATGCTACGACGCTTCAAGGCAAGGGCAGGGACGTTCGGCGCGTAGTAAGGTCCGGTCTTGCGGTCGAACTCCGTCGTGTTGGCGTCGGGGATGTCCTTCTCGTTGTACACCACGAGGTACGGATCGATCTCCTTCCCCTTGCTGAAAAACTTCAGCGCGTTGCGAAACGTGCAGTCGCTCCCGTAGTAGCCGGCGAAGTCCTCGTCATACCCGCCGATACGCCAATAAAGCTCCTTCGTGAGCACGTACGAATTCGGGTGGCGCTTATAGACGGTCTTCTCGTGCCCGAACTGTCGCCGCCCCGGCCGATAGTACATTTTCGGATCGAGCGACAGAGATAGCAACGCGCGAAGCTGCGACTCGGGAATCACGTGGTCAGCGTCGGTCGACAGCACCCATCCGTCATCAACATGTGTCATCGCGAGGTTGCGTGCGCCGTTCTGGTTCCAGCGGATGTTGATGAGGATGCGGAACAACATGAGCTCAACCGGCAGCTCGTGCGGCTGGAGCACGGGTAGCGCAGGCTGCTTCTCGCTGCCGTCATCGACGATGACGACTCTGACCTTGCGCTGCAAATCCCGCGGCCACGACTTCCAAACCTCGATGTGCTTCTCGAGCATCTGGGCGTTGTCGTAGTACGGAAAAACGATCTGTAGCTTGTCCATTATTTCCTCACGTACTTGAACACCGTCGTGTCACGAACAGAGAAAGCCCACCCCTTCGGGTACCCTTTGAACACCTTCGCGTGCTCCATCGCCGTCTCGACGGAATTCATCTTCACGAAGACCGTCTTCGACGCGAGGCGGAACAACTCTGCGAAAATCTCGCTGAGTGGGCGTGCATAGACTTTATTCTGCTGCGCGTACTGACCGAAGGACCCGAGGCAAGTAACTAGATCGAACTCCCCGTCTTTGAATGGGAACGGCAGGGAGTGAGAGTTGTGCGGGATGAACGGAACCTGTTTCGCTTTCATGAGCGAAAACCGATTCACGTCGGTGCCCATGATCTCGTTACCGTAGTAGCGCATGACCTCCAAAAAAATTCCCGCGCCGCACGAAACGTCCAGCACGCGATGCCCGCCAGTCATGTACTCGGGGAGGTACTCTCGAATGAAGGCGTCCTTGCGTGGAATCTGCACAGCCCGGTCAGCGAGTTTGTGCTGCATTTCCTTTTCGTCGGCCTCGTCGCCCCACTTCAATCCCAGCGCTTCGATCAACTTCGTCACTTCACTTCCTTCAAAACACGTTTCAAAAACTCGACTACTTTGGCACGCTCGGGGTAATCGCGGTAGAAGTTAATCACCGCACGAATTCCCGACCGGCCGTCTTCCTTCTCCCTCCCGGTGCCGCGGACATATTTTCGCACGGCCTCAATGATCTTCTCCGGCTTCGGCACGCCGGAGAAGACCTCAGCGACAGACGAAGATGGCGTCTTTGTTGGCGCGACTGACTTCTTGGTATCCATAGCCATTCAAAAAATCCCGCAGCATGTCCGACGTGCCCCGTTTGTACCGCTCGATGTGCCCACACAGCTCAAGATGCAGCACAGGGCGGCAGCGGCGAATCGTATCCTCCGCCCCCAGGAGCGCGTCGAGCTCGGAGCCTTCGATGTCCAAGACGATCAGATCGGGCGATAGCTCGAAGCTGTCGAGCTTCGCTTGCTCCACCATGACGAACTTCCGCCCCTTCTTTAGTGCTGCGGCATCGACGTGGCTACCGCCCATCGTGCCGCCCTGTAGAACGAACTCGACTGGAGCGATGCTGTTTCCCAGCGCCACGTTGTGCGCCACCACGTTGCTGTTCTCTACGTTCTGACACAGCACGGGGAACAGCTCGGGATGCGGCTCGAACGTGACCACTCGCTTGAACCTGGCCGCCAGATACCGCGGCCACACGCCGCAGTGCCCGCCAGCTTGCACAGCGAGCCCGCGCTTTTTGCAGTGCTCGATTGTCCTGTGCAGCACGCGTACGTTTGACGTGTACCGAAGCAGATGGGTACGAGCAATCTGCTGCGGCCATATAATCTTGGGGAAACGTTGTGTCTTCATCGCTCTGGACCTATACTAAATCCCGCAGTCGTGAACTTGCTCGTCGTCAGCCTCCGAGCCCCGGTGTAACAGCCGGGGCTTTTTTATGCGGCTCGTTTCGGCGGGGGGTCCTGTCCCGGCTTGACGTTGACCGACAACACCTTCGCGCAGTGCTCGCCGATCAGCGGATAGCGACGCGCAATCTCACGAGCTTCTTCACTCGCAATGATGCGGTTGTCTGCGTGGATTTCGACTCGTGTCGGGACGAGGATCACTGTCTCGAAAATCACTTCGCCTTTTCCTTCTTGTGCGCGGCGATGAGCATGTCGATTGCCCGACGATGCAGCTCAGACGTTGTGAGGCCGGTCGACGACGCGAGTTTCTCGAGCCCCTTGTGCTGGGGGTCCGTGAGAATCACGTGGTGCCGGTGCCCGTCTATTCGTGCTCGTGCCATCTTAAACCTCGTGCGTGCCTTCGACGCCTCGTGCAATTCGATTCTCGGTGCGCGATTTCAGAACCTTCAACGCGCGGCCCAAGTCGATCAGTGCGTCCGCGTTTTCCCAACACGCGTACTGTCCTGCCTGAAATCCTTCAAGGCGATCCAGCAGAATCGCAAGCAGCACTTCGTGCGTGAGTCCATTCACGCCCGATTCTTTAATCGGTCCGTTCTGGAAGTTGATGAACGTGTTGCGCCCGTCGGGCAACGTGATGCGGTACTCGTGTGACGCGCCGCCGTGCCCAGGTCCGTCCATGACGCCGATCACAATACCGTCGTTCACGGGATTGACCTTGTGTGCATCCAAAACTCGAAGTGCTGCGCGCATGTTATTTCCTCAGTGCGACGTAAGCCGCTTGTGCATCCAAAAATTCCGACAGTGCTCCGCGCAGGGTCGCGCTCGTAATGACGACACCGCCTTCGCACGATACCGTCCACGGGCCGTGGGCACCATTAGCGGTTCGGATCGAGATTGTTCGCTTCTTGTTGAAGAAGGTGGCGAGAAATCTCTGCTCGTTGTCGAGCTCCTCGTTCGTGATCTGCGGCAGGGAAGAGAGCGCGTCTGCAATGTTGATCTCAGACGGCCGGTCGGGGATTTTCCCGCTGACAATCTCCGCGAGCGCCTTCATCTCCGTGTACGGGAGCTGGCGCAGCTGTTGGACGACGGCCTTCAGGCTCATGAGGGTTCCTTCCCGAAGGGCGGTGTGCCGTCCGTAAATCGCCGTACGGGCGCTTTCCCGGCCTGGCGCATGCGGTCCATCCAGTTCGCGACCGCGGGGTCCTCGACGAGCCTCTTGAGGTTCAGGATGCACATCTCGTCGGCATCGGCCGTCTCGAACGCATTCTGCGGGTTGCGGAACAGGTATTCCTCGCAGGCGTTGACGACCTTGGCGAGCTTGAGCTCCCGCTCACGCAGCTGACGGAGCTCGCCTTCGAACGCTTCGACTTCGTGGTTCATCGGCTGGCTCCAATGCTCCGACCGGATTGCGGAACGTTCTGCGCATCGAGTGCTGCTGCCGCGCGTTTGATGTCTTCGGCCGACAGCTCGGCCGGACCGAATATCGCACGACGCAACATGTGCGCCCGATGGTTCAGGCCCGCAATCTGCTGTGCCCGAATATCCTGCACTTGCGACTTAAGATCGTTGGTGTCGCCTTTCACCTGGTCGAGCTGCTCTTTCAAGTCCTGAGCGTAGGCCGGGGAAACGAACTGCGCCGCAAGATGCTTCTCTAGCCACTCATGGCCGCTCCACGCCGCGGCAATCGCAGCGATGACGGCACCGATTGAGACCGTGATTTTCGTTTTGCCGTTGAGCGTCACGACAGTCCCTTAGCGGCCTCAAGTTCGGCCGCGTGGTTTTTTGCTGCACGTTTCCTGCCAAGGACGGCGATGATCGCAAAGCCAGCCGTGATCAGCGCCCCGGCGAGCTGCGAGGCGCCGACGCACGACGGATCCGCCGCGAGCTCGGCCGCCGTGCATTCTCCGATACCCGCTGCGGTGAGCACCGTCGTTACGATCGGCGTGATGATCGCGCCGGCGGCGCCCGTATAGGTCATGGTGCCCTTGGGTAACATGTTGTCGTCGTCCTCTGTGATGATCAGCGGCGGTTTGCCAAGACGCGCACGCCGCCGGTTGCGCGCTTGTTTGAGTCGACGCCACGGCTTGACGGTGGTCCACACCTTGAAGCCGATCGAAACGGGATCTAGCTCGATCATGGTTTGACGATCCGTATGCCCGGCGTGAAGTTGTTCCGAACGTCGAAATGGAGCCAAGTCGGCGTGGCTTCCACGTCCTCGAGCGTCGTCAGGTACGGAAAATCCTCCGCGTGCGCGCGCAGATAGTCGAACACTTCGCGCGGCGTCGCTTTGGCGAATTTGCAATCGAGCCCGCGGCCGTAGCGGTGCTGCGAATATTTCGCGCCCGTCGACGACGCGGAGTCGCGAAAGCCCGACTCGTTGAATCGCCCATCCTCGTGCCAATCGTTGACGACGCACACGCCGAACTTATCGCGCAATGCATCGGCGGTTATGAGCGCGCGCGCGTCGAGCAGCTCCCACGCGCCGTTGCCGCGCGCGTCGAATACTTCGCGCGGCACGAGCTCTTGCAACAGGAAATGGCGCGGGCGGTAGTTCATGCGCGGCGCATCATCGCCCAAAGTGCAATAAACGGCGGCGTCAACGTCACTGTGTGATCGTGATCGAGCTCCGCGGCGATATCGTGGGTGTGCGGATCGCCTGAACCGGCGGGCTCGACGAACGGAGTACCTAGCGAGTTGTCCTCGACGTATGCGCCCCCGGCGACGTTGCGAATACCCCCGATGCTTTGCACCGAGGTCAGGCCCGTTGCGTCGGCGATGCCGGATCCGGCGCCTCGATCGAGCAATCGGTGCCCGTGCAACGGAGTTTGCGCGAGCGTCAACACCTCGGCTGAAACCGCGCCGCCGTGATCGTGCGCGCCCGCGGCCGACGTCGCGCCCGCGGCGCCGCCCATATCGCCGGCCGCGTACGTGCCACCCGCGAAGATCGGAAAGCGATCGCGCGCGTCGGGCGTGCCGTTCGTGCCGTCGAGCACCTGCCAAAGGTCCGGCGGGTACGCCGCATCGCGCGCGGTTGCGTCACCGTAAAACCAAACGATCGTGCCCGGCGGATAGTCACGCGGCGGCGCGAGCGGATCCGTATCGCGCACCAACACGTCGTCCTCGGTGAATAGTTGCACGCGGTACGTAATGAGCGGATCGAGGTAAATCTCGACGAACTCGCCGGCCGCGTTCGCCTCGAGCGGGTTGGCGAGCGGCGTCGTGAGGCCCGCGTCGGCGTAAATGTCGGTCGGCGTCGTCGTGCCGGTTAGATAAAACTGCAAATAGCAGTTCGGCATGATCGCGCCGGCCGGCGACAACGGGCGAAATTGCGGTGCGTAGAAAAGATAGGCGGCGGTCATGGCGCTAAGCTCCTTGCGTCGAGACGAGTTGCCACTGCAAGCGCAATTTCAAGTTCATGCCGAATTGCCCGAGCGTGCGGTTTGCGGCGATGTCATCGGTCAACGTGTATTCGATCGCGTAGCGGTCGCGCTGGCGACGGAAGTACATGGAGCCCGCGCGCAGATACGTCACGATGATGTCGGATTGCGCCGATTGGCTCGCGCGTTTGTCATCGAGCGAGCACCGCGGCGCGAACGAGCCCGCGGCGCGAACTCCTCCGACTCGTCAACGTTCGCCGGCTTTTTGCCCGCGGGCAGGAGAGCTGTGTAGATATGCTCCTCATCGTTGCGCGGCTCCATCATGTTGGTCGACATGACTTGGTTGCTAACGCGGCGATAGTCGAGCTCCCGATGATGATCCTGCGTGACCATGTGCAGCGTCTGCTGCTCGGCGTCCCACAACCGCTCGTGCTCTTGCACCAGCTTCATGCGACCGAAGACGGTCCTGCCGTGATAAACCCCGAACCCTTTCCGCGTCGGCCGAATGATGTACTTGCTCATGCCACTCCCTCAAGTTTGGTGAATGTGTCGTATACGCACACGATTGTCAACGGTATTCGAAATCTGGCGCGAGCAACGCCCGCATGCAATCCTGAATCAGATACTCCGACGGGACCCACGGCGTGGTGTATTTTTTCAACGCAAACAAGATCACGCGCCGGTCGGAGTAGACGTTCGTGCCACGCCCGTGCGGAAACTGCTCCGCAAGCTCGAGCACGATTGCCGTCACGATCTCGTCGTTGTTCACGTCCAAGCCTTCCGTGCCGACTTGATCTGGAGCGCATAGCTCTCGATCTGATTCGTGCTGCCGAGCCCTTTACCCCTCGCCCAGTTCAACGCGATCAGCACGACGTTGTGTATATACCGCGAGACATCCGCCCGTCGTGCCCCCGGTACGCTGTCCAACAAGATGTTCGACGCCGCCTGCTTCCAGTGCCCCACCGGCCCGTACGGCTTCATCGGCGGGGGCCGTCCACACGCCAGGAGGACCAGCGCGAGCAACTCGTCAAGCGGTCGCCCGAAGTCGAGCTCGACAACGGTACGGACGTAGTGCGCGGGGTCTTTCACTGTCGTCGTGCCTCGTACGCCTCGGCCCATGCTAGATACTTGCCGAACTCCCCGACCCTAATACCGAGCGCTGCCGCCTTGTCGAAGTAGCGCATGTACGCAGGATCGTGCAACACACGCAAATCGATCTGCGCTTCATACTCGGCTTCGTCAGCGACGAGCCAGGTCTCTTCCATGTTGTTAGGCAGCTTGCGCCGATACATCGTCGACATCGAAGTAACCATCTTCTGCTTCTCGGGCTTCGAGGGGAGAGACCCGCAGACGAGATAGATCGCGGTGAAGAATTCTTCGTCGGTCATCGCACGTAGATTCGGTCTTTTCCAGTCTCGCCGACTTGCCGATACCCCCATAAATCTAGCAAAGCAAATAAGTCCTCCGTGCGACCCAGTTTGTTTTTCTCCATCGAGTTCCACACTTCAAGGTGGAGCACGGGGGAGAACTTCTCGATGGTATTTTTTGCCCCGAGCAGGGCTTCAAGCTCCGACCCTTCGATGTCCAAGACGATCAAGTCACACGCGTCCAGAGCCAGGTCGTCCACCACCACCCGCGCGACGTTGATGGTGTCCTTTGTGACCGCGGGGCTAACGCAGCTGACTCCACCCGTGCCCCCGCGCGCGAGGAACGGTGCTGTGCCGGGAGTACGTCCCAATACCGCATTGATCGGAATCACGTTGCTCGGGACGTTTCGCACCAAGCACAGAAACAAGTCGGGGTGCGGCTCGAAGGTGTAGACCTCGGCGAAGTGCTTGGAGAGCTCGAGCGGCCACAAGCCGACGTGACCTCCTGCCTGGATGGCGCGAGCTCGGCCCTGCGTGAGTTGAATCGTGCTGGCGAGAGCGAGTGGCGGCAGCTCAATGAGCCGGTCTTTCGACGGGAAGTTCTCGCGCGGCCAATGGATGCCTCGGTCTTCGTGGGTCATGGTGCCTCCGTGGTTTGGTGTATCGCGAGAATAAGTGGCGAAGCATTCGTGTGTCAATAGCGCACACGAATGAAAATTATAGGGGACATGTTGACGAAGGGGATAAGAGACGACGGCACGGCGGGTCCCTTTGGTCCGGTACCGGGGGTGGGGTGACGGCGTGCTCGCGCCTGTCGCGTGCTTTCCTAGCAGCTGTATGGTGAGGATGTTCCTCTCAACACATCAAAGGTGAAACGCAATGGCTACCGTAGCAACTGAAGTGATCGCACCGAAAGTCAACCGTAACGCTGTGTCCGCAATCACGGGCGCAATCGCGAAGGGACTGCGCGAAGTGAACGCGTCGGGCTCGCTGTTAACACAGTGTGTAAAAATCGCGAGAGCCCAGTACAAGGGCAAAGCGATCCCCGCGCAGGACGTGAACGCGACTCTCGACACGCTGTGCGAGACGATGCAATGGAAGGGCGACCGCACGAAAGCCGGAACGTCGGCTAGCGTGCGATGCAGCGAGTACAAATCGGTGCTCGTGAACTACGCCAATCTCGAAGAGGCGATGCGAGCGTTTCAGCAACGCGCGGGCAAATGCACGTGGCATGACGGCATCGCGTTGTCTCGCTTGCTTCGCAAGATGGCTCCCAATGCCGCGGCGAAGCAACACGCGACGCGCGGTAAGTCGAAGGCCGCGAGCCCCGACAAGCTGTCACGCGGTGACGCGAAGGCGCAGATCGCCGCGTTCGCAAAGCGTGTGTTCAAGATGACCAAGGTCGAGCGCGAATTCCGCGACGCGCTCCGCGAGCTGTGCTCGGCGCATAGCATCAAGGTCTAGTTCGATCTCGGAGCGGTTCGACCCCGGCCCACAAAGCCGGGGTCTTTTTTGCCTACACGAGTAGGGAAACCGGGTTTACACACGTGTGTAATAAGCACCCCGTCACGGAGTGGTTATGAGACCTTGTGCCTATGTGCCTCGCGCGTCGCAGGGCGACGCGTGTTTGGAACAAGGCGTTATCATCAGCGCGGTACGGGCAGGCTCTTTACACAGTGTGTAAGTGCCCAAGTGACGTGCTGGACATGATGGACGTGATCGAGGCAGAGAATTATGGAGGTTCGCGCGAGGTCAGGTCTCTACGTCTATCATTACTACATATCTATAGATAATATATTACGATAGAAAGTTGGTTTGGACATGACCAGGCATCTTTCCCCGTCATTCATACCTATATCCACGACTAGAAATAGATGGGCTTGATAGACGCCGAGCACGCGACGCACACCGGCACAGCGTCTATCATGCTCGTTTGTGCGGGACATGATGGACGCGTCAGGACATGATGACCGCCAAACGGCGGCAAAGAGGCACTTAGTCATGAAGCCGAACGGAAACTACGACGCTGCGTACCATCGCCGCGTCCAACTGCGCAACCGATTGCTCAAGGCATACGTCGCGACGCACCCGTTTGCAGCAGGGGTCAAAGGCGCTGCTCGCAAAGCCCTGCTCGACCAACTCGAAGCCGACCACAATCGACCACGTGTTTGGAGCTGGTGTTTTGACCATCGAGCACCAGGAAATAATTCCAGATGGGTCAGCGACCGACCGGCATTCAAGCTCTACATACGTGCTGTGAAACTCAGAGCACAGGTGTTACGAGCAGCGCGTCAGCACAACACCGCGCGCATTCTCGAGGCGCATATAAACACCTTGCACGATATCGCCCCGCGCGCGGCATGGTGCTACTGGCCTGGCGAATGGCGCGAGATATCCAAGGCACTGCGGCCCCAAGGGTCGAACCCGGTGCATCCCGCGGCCCGTAAATTGTTTGCGATTTACCAGCACATCACTCGAACCAAGACGGAGGAACGGCAGTGAGGAAGAACATCCCCGAGCACTACACCGACGACGAGATTAACCAACTGTGGGACGCCGTTATCATCGAGCCGGCAGTTTACACAGTGTGTAATGAGGAGAGGGTTATGACGACCGACGAGCTGGAGGTCCTGCTTACCTTGGCTGGCCCTCCCTACGAAGCCGTGTGCGTGATTACCAGCGCGATGACCAACGAGCAGTGGCGTAGGCTCAACGCGCACGGGATCGACAGCAGGTGGGCACTGAACAGCCGGCTGCGAAGTCCGCGGGCGAGCACGAGGGCCGAGACCATGAGAGTTCTGGCCAGGATTTTTTCAACCAAAGGAGACGACGACAATGACGATCAAGGGTACGTACACGGAGAGCGAGCACTTCAAGATCATCGATAGCATCGGGGTGCCGCACCCGTACTGCATCACGCCGAAGCACGTCGAGGTTGCATCGGATAGCTTCGGGGGCATGCTGGGCGAAGAGGCGATCAAGGCGGCAGAGAAGAAGGGCGCGCACTGCGGCATGCGGTCCTGCCAGCTGAGCTACGAACAGCACGAGCAAGCGTTGATCGTGGAGTGTCGTGCGCCGCTGAAGATCGACGGCGTGGCAAACCCCGAGCTTCACAAGTTCTTGCTCGACAACAAAGCCGAGTGCGAGAAAAATAACTACGCCGGCTTCGCGTTCTTGGACAAGAGGGAGTAGTGCGATGGTCAGGGACAGTGAAGAAATCATCTTGGCTGTCGATGAGCTTCGGTACAGCATGCGCAAGAACGAAGAACGCAAAGACCCGTGGCTGCCCGACGCACTCGAAGGCGCGTTCAGCGATCACGCCAAGGCGTTGATCGAGCTGTTGGGAAACGAGCGCGCGAACGAGGTCATGAGCGAAGCCGTTATCACCGAGCTGGGCAAGAAGTACTGGCAGGGGCTGCGCTCGAAGTGGATCAGCAGCGAGAAGTCGTGGATCGACATGTGCGCCGAGGCACTCAGGCAAAACGGCAAGGAGGTCCCATGAGCAGCCTGTTCGTTCACACACTGTGTAAAAAGACCAAGACGGTGTTGGGCTTGATTGAATTAGTCGGCTGGTCAGAGGTCGCGCGCATGCTGTTGGCACGTGACTGCCAAGTGCTTCGGTACAACGGCAATCCGGGGTGCGTCATGGCGAACGTGCGGTTAGATCACCAGCCGACGCACAATCCGTTGCTCTATTACCCGTGCATCTATGACGTGCTGTTCGGAGACGCACATGACCACGGATGAAGCAAAGGGGTTGTTTGCTTTGATGGGCTGGCCTTGGGAAGCGCGCTCACTGGACGGGGGCAATCCGGCACGAGGGCGTTTGCCCGATCCATTCAAGGGACGCTATGAAGTGTTCGTCAACGAGCTGATGGTGGAGCGGAGTTCGAAGGTTGATCGCGGGCCTTTGACACAGCCAGGGGAGGTGCTGCATTACGAGCACTATGGCGTCGACCTTTGCTTGACTCGGTACGCTGAGCTATATACAGAGTACATCGCTAATAAAAAGGATTAGCGCACACGACATGGAACAAACACTTCCCTTCGGACCGAGAGCTTGACGATATCAAGCAGCTACTCGATACGCGCACGATACACATCCAGCTTGGCATCAAGATCGATGAGTCATGGCAGGGCACCGCAGCGAGCGCGTTGATCGACAACCCCGCAATCACTGAGATTCAAGACCGCATGCTCGCGCTCTATGGTCGGTACGCGATGGACAACGCGGCACATGGTGATGGCTTAGCTTATCGATCGATGTATGACACAGCGATGATGAGAATTTGGTGGGAGAAGTTCGGTGACACCGTTAACGTTCGACGAAGCCCTGGTGATGGTGAAGCTGGTGGACGATTGGGGTCCGTTGATGGCACAGATGCCAACACACCAACGGAACTACATGAAGAAGGCGTTCAAGAACCGACAGCCGAGGAGCGAGGACCTTGATACGTACTACGCCAAGATCGTGAGTGAGGCGTCGCAGCTATGAAGAAGTTAGAGCCGTTATCATTGGACGAGGCGCGGG